CTCTGATTTTTTATTTACTTTATTCATTGATTTTATCACTCCTCATTAACTGTAGCAGTATTAGATGTAGTAGGCTTAACCAATAATGCATTAGACGCAATATTTTGTTTCAAGCTAAGTTGTCCATCAGAATCTTTAAATATGCTAGATCTTGCTAAATTTTTATCTGGCTTAGAGAATTGTACAGGCCGCTTAGTCTCTACTGTATCTAAAGTAACAATATCTTTTAATCCTATAATGCTGCTAGACTTAATTGTATCCACTCCAGCACTTACAACTGTAAAAACCATACCCGCCGGCAAAATATAAGGTAAAATTTCCAAAATAATTTCTCTACAGGAGGCAGTAGGTGGTAAAGACACCACTAATTCAGTATCATGCTCAACACTTAAAGTAAAATGATCCTCTAACCCATCAGCATGCATTAAAGCTGTGCAAAGAAGTTGCACAGCTTTCTTGCTGCCTTTAGCTTTCATCATTTGTGGAGCTACTGAACATACTGCCCTAAGTTGCTTTGAACTATATTTAGCCCCATCAAGTCTTAAGCCAAATGTATAGGCCATTAGCTCCAACAATTGATCATCTGAATTAATACTTAAAGGTAAATTAAATAACAAATCTGCGTCTGTTTTAATCGCATTTAAAACTAAATCAAAAAGATGCCCAATAAGCTGGAAGTCCCTAGAATTATTATAATAAACACTTGGTACAGAATCTTGAATTTTAATCATTGTAGTGCACCTCAATTATAACTTAGATGTTTTTGAAACTACAATATAGTTTTCTAAATGATTATCTATTGTGTCCAAAGCAGATATAACAAATTTATTAGCAATATTTTGTTTATCAAACCAATGCTTAGCAAGTAACATAGTGTCATTTGGATCCAAATCATTTAAGTCAATACCATAGGTTTCATTTATAATGTTTGTGTAATAACAGTCCTTATCAGGATCTAAAGAATCTAACCAAGTTAAAACTAAAGCATTGTCAATGAAAATACTCGGATAGCTCTCTCCTGCAATTACATCTGTCTCAAAGCGCTTAGCGTCGATCTCTGGGCTGCGCTGGGCCAGTTCTATTTTGGTCGCACTTAATTTTTCAAAAGCTTCAATAATAGCTTCATCACTAACAGCTTCACCTGTCATTTTTTTATTCAGAAGCTGATCAAAAGCTTTTTGTGCATTTAATACTTCTTCCTGTTTATCATTATCAGTTGTAGACTGTATACCTTCAGCTGAAGGATCTATAGCAAACTTTGCACCATTTCTGCCATAGGCTAATTGTGGATTAAACAGTTTTTCCAAATGTACTATTTTCAATTCTCCTAGGACTACTGTTAAATCTGCTTCTGCTGGAGCAAAAAGTTTTAAGTTACCAGTATTCTTAATTACGATTGTATTTAGACCATTTCTAAGAGTGTAATTTTTCTCTACACCTGATACAGCACTTGGGTCTTCGATATCTTCTTCATCTGCCCACCAATTCCAGCCATAGAAAGTAGAATAATCATTAGAAAAGCTATTGCTGTTATTAAATATTGCTAAATCAGCTTTAGTTTTAATTGTAATCTTATCTGTAGATTCTTCAGACAAAGATTCTACATAGATAGTTAATAAACCAAAACGCTTTTCTGGAATTAGTGCTGATAATTCAAGCACTGGTATATTACTATCCAAATGTTCCCGACCTAAGCTAATATAAGAAGTCTTATTTGATACTGGAGAGAATGTATCCCCGTTAGATAACTTTAAAGTTTTCTTTTTACAAGCTTTAAGTGAAACATTAGAAAAAGTTGAATCACCACGATCCGCAAAACTTATGTCCCCTGTATTACTGATAATAGAAGTACTTGCAAACAAGGTAAGAGGTACAACAGCCTTTCCAGTATTATTTGTACTAGGCTGAGACTCAGTATCAGCAGTAGTATCTTCTTTATCCAAATCAACCACTAGCGGTGTATACACTTGAGTTAAGACTAGTGTTGAATTTTTATTCTCATCATTCTCATAGCCATAAAGCTTAATAATATCTCTAGCCACTTCTTGTCCATAAGAATTTTGATGCACATTTAAAGTTTGAGATATGGTAGGACTCATAATCAAGTCAAGCCTGCCACAAGCAGACCACTTACAATCATCTATCAAGAAAGTAGGTAAAGAATCCTCCATTTTAGCAGAGATAAAATCAGCTGACTCAACAGTTGTCCACTCAGCTCCAAGGATAGGCGAGGGCGCATTCTCTGATAACTTTATATGAATTAATTGATCCTCTTCAATCAAGTTAACGTATTGATATTCATTTATAGTAATTGAAGCTCCCGGCTCTGATAACGTTACATAAGTCCAAGGAATTGAAGCAATTAAACCAAGCTTATTAATTTGTTCTGCAGAAAGCTTATTCTCGTTAAATGGACGTTTTAGAACAGGAGTATTAATACCTGTTACTATTTCTGTTCCTGATCCATAATAAGCCATTGCCTCCTGAGCAGAGTCCGTATAATAAAGGTATTCTCCTGGCTGCAAGGTATAACTTCCCTCAGGGAAATATTCAAACTCTTCATCCCTGCGTGGCGACTTGAGCTCCCAGTAGAGCCCAGCAGTAGAATTATCTAACTTAACTTGAATACGCTCTCTTATTTCAATTTGTTCTGTGGCACCTAAGGTAAACATTCCCTTAATAGTACCACCAGCAGTAGTGCTAGATAATACACGTTTATCATCTGGAACAGTCCAAGGACCAAACTCCGAAGTTTTTGTATATGGAGCTAATTCTATTTGATCATCTGCATCCATTAAAGTAAAGTTTGCTTTAATAATGGTGCCAGCGCCATAAGCAATATTCTTAACTACAGAAGTTCCATCCTCTCGACCCTCAGATGAAGAATAAGTAAACAGCAAGTATTCGCCAGGCTTTAATGCATACTCTGCATCCGCCGGAATTCCATTAAAGGTCGCTCCAGCTCCTAAGCCATCTTTTGTATGAGAGGCTGTAGTATCTGGCCAAAGTCTTGGCACATAAATATCGTCAAAAGACAAGTCTGCTGGCACTATACTTATTAGCTCATAAGTACAACGATTTTCATCTACCAATAAACCTGGCTTCTTAGAAAGATTAGAACGGCCTTTGGTATATAAACCTTTAATTGGTTTTTCTATTGCACTACCTTTAATCAATTCAGAAAGTAGGGGTGGTTTTTGGAAGTCTAAATCTGCTGGACTATTCATTGATGCTACATCTACTCTCAATACAGAATTGATTGCACCAGACTCACCAGTTCCGTCAGACTCCCCATTGTCTCTTGTACCCTGTAGCCACTGAGTAACAGCTGCAAAAGTAGAAGAATCTATTTTAATGCCATAAAAATCCACTTTTTCTGGAATTTCATAAACAATTGGGGTACCTCCAGAAGTCTTGGAAGCTTTTGGTATTGTAAAAACTTGGAAACCAGCAGCAGGGATAGTTGTAGCTTTAATTATATGCTTACCATCACTATCATAATTGTCATCCGATTCAAGATTATACACTACTTTAAGCCCATTAGTAAATAAGGAACCATATTTTTTAATATTTCTTCCAAGCGCGGTTTGTGCGGAAACTTCAGCTGGAGTATTTGCATTAATATTTTCAGCAGTACTAAAGCATTTAGTCATAAACTTAGAGTTAGCCTTAGATGCACCACCAGAAGTAGTACCACCATCCTCGGATGGAGATGAAGAATAAGTGGGGTCAGTCTTCAATAAAGCATCAAGCTTTTCCTGCCAGCTGATGGATTTATTCCATGCTTCTCCTTCATAGTAGCCCTCCGGGCCACCATTGAAAAATTCAGTCAGAGACTGCATAGTTGCTGGAATAGCCGCAGTTGCCTTTCCGCTAGTTTTGTTATTACTCTTAAAATAATAATTTACATAAGCCGGATATGTTTTAACTGTTTTAAAATTAGGAGCTCTAAATTGAATAACCTCTTTTTCTTTTAAAACCAAAGGCTCTTCAGGTGAAATATAGGCTGTATTTACTCTAAACTCTGATTTAATTGCACTTATAGCTGGCAATTCCTTTGAAGTAGTTTTTAGCTGTAAGCCACTATTATTATCGACTTCCTCATCAATAGTTACATAGCCTTCTGCTTTAGCTTCCAAAAAGGTATCATAAGATATTTCTGAATTATTATTTTCCTTAGAAGTAATATCTAGTAACCAGTTCGCGCTATCGCTCTGTGCTTCTATTGTAAACGTATTTAGAACTGTACCAGCAGGATCAAAAGATAGAGCAAAAGGCTGCTGTTCTGAACTAATAGATGTTAAATAATCTGGTTTATCCAATAATATTCCTAAAAAGTATCCTAATATCTTTAAATCCTTTACATCAGATATACTTAGTGAATAAATCTCTGAGCTAGATTTAACAAAATATAAGGACATACAGTTATCTGCAGGGAAATAAGAATAATACCATTCTTCATTAGCCTGTCCAAAACGAATAGCCCAGCCAAGAGAACAAATTTTTATTTCAACTCCGGGTTCCTCGCTGGCCTCGATAGCACTAGCAAAAATTTCATCAAGCTCTGTTTCTGCTTCTACTGCCCAACCTGTCGCAATTGGAGAAGTCGTGCCTGCAATTGTAAAATAATATGCGTCATTTTCTAGGTCAGAGATAAAAGTTCCTAAAATTGTCGTAGTATTGTCCTTGAAAGTAACTTGGAGCTCGTTATTGTCTGTCAAGCTGTATGAGTCTACTACCATTGACTTTGGAGTAAAGCTAGGTATTAAGCCTATCGGGTAGCTGCGTACAGTTGCGGATAATTCATTTGGGGATAACTCAACAGTATAAGGAGACTCTAGAGTACTACTATATAAATATCTAGTATCAACAGATAACTCATCCTTATTAAGAATAGCTTCTAATGTAGAGCTACAGTTATCCTCTGTTGGTACCTCAATCATAGTATCCTGCCAGATAACTTTTAAAGAAGCAGCGTCAAGTACCTTACGCCCAAACACAGTGGAAAAACTTTTCGATTTTTCTTCATCTATAGTTAAGGTAATAGTTACCTTATCAAGACATTTCTGTGTACATATATTATTAAAAAGTACATTGAGCAGCTGGATGTTGTCTGTATCTTTTAATTCATTTGCATTGATTGAGGTAAAAACAAAATCCCTAGTTTCAATAGAAGACTCACCAGAAAAAGCTTTGCCTTCTAAATGAACAAATTTATTACGAACATCATGCTCAGGTGTACAAATTAAAGTATAAGCTGCGTTAGCGCTCCCTGGCTCATACATAGCAAATTCTAAAGAATTTATTGCAGCCAAGATAGCCCCAAAATTCTCTTCTGTCGGTGCATCAAGTAAATTCTGCAAACTTATAGAGCAGATTCCTGTTTTAGTATTAGTATAGCTACAAGTCTTAGTATTAGCATCAGCAAAGGAAATACTCTTGTCTAAACTAATCAGCTTTTCGTTAGGCAATACTTTGCTTGCAGTAGCATTAGTGTTAGATGAACCTGCTGGATAAGCTTCTAAATTGAACGCAGACTCAAATGTTTTATCAAAGTTGAATAGTGGCACTTTACCTGCTAAAGCATTCTTTAAAGTAAGATCTAAATAATACTTTCTAGCCTGTTCTGCTGAAGCTAAGTCTTTGAATATATAATCACCAGTAATAGGATATTCTTTATTATTTGCCGTATGCACAGTAAGATAGATTTTTGGATCGTCCAATACAACATTCTTAATTTTAGTGTGCGAATGCAATAAAGTTTTAAAAATCAAATCATATGGAAGCTCTTCACCAAAAGATACCTTACGCATGTTAAATTCTTTATAAAGAGCTCTATGTGCCGCTGCCTCAATTTCAGCAGCTTCTAAAGTTGTAACACGCTCTGTAGTAGCAAGTCTAGCTGATAATTGAAAATACGCTTTTATACAAGCAATGTCATTGTCCTCCGGATCAATAAAATTGTGAGCAATAGTTTTCTGGTCAGCTAGATCGGCTATAATATCTAAAGTCTTTTCATTTGTATAAGTAAAAGAATTTTCATAGTCTTCTTTAGTATAGCCTTCTGTAAACAAAAATGGATACAGAACTAAGTCAAAGTATTGTATACGCGGAGTTTTTGCAGCATTGTTCGTTTGATGTACTTTATATTTGGTTGTTGCACCGGATTTAGCTAAAGTACTAAGAGAGTAAGCCCTATTAATGTCGTCTCGAATATCACTAACAAGCACATTACTAACGACTGGAACACCACTAACTTCATCTAAAGTAAGTTGATAAATTTTATTCATATAATCTCTGCAAGTAACTAAAGTATCAAAAGTTCCAACAGTCTTTTGGAAATTCCAATAAGCTTCATCAATGGTCTCAGGATCCTTACCATCAATAGCTGCAGAAAGATTTGTAACCGAATATAAAGTTGTATCAGTCCATTCAGTATTAACTGAAGTTTCACCTTCAATTAAAGTTTCTGAAGTAACTTCATCTGAGGTTTCTGCAGCTAAGGCAGTCCATGAGGCTGGAGCCTCAAATGTTTTTAAAGTATTAACAGATACATTTCCTTTGATTCCATTAGTTCTTATAAATTGTATACATAATCCAGCACCAATTAATGAACCCACATCTTCAGGAAATTGAAGAAAAGGTATACCCCTTGAGGAATCATATCCAAATTTAAAAACAGGAGTTCCTAGGGAGCGTGTATTTAAATTGTCTACAGCTTCCCAAAAAGTGCTATCTGCCGAATCAATATTTGATACGTAAATCTCATTTGAAGCTATTTGATGCTCAGGAAGATAAAACCTATAATTGTCATCCAAATGCTCAAAAGTAACTCTATTGCCTAAATTAGTCTCACATGTTACAAGAGTTCCTTCGATACACTCTACTACTTGACTTCTTTGTGTAGGTGATAAAACAACATCCTGAAGAGTAATATAGTTAATAGTATTATCTATATTTTTGATATTAGTAAAACGGTCTATTTTTATAACATCGTGAAGATTAGCAGGAAATACATCACCATTATATGTAATTCTAACATTTGTTGTAGCTGATCTATAAAAACGCATTGTATAGCCAAGCATTTCACAAAGTTTTCTCATAGAAGATTCTTGTGCTGCGGAAGGCATAAAAGCTTCTAAAGTATTAGCATCAATATTATAGCTAAGTTTATCTGCCACCGCTGTCAATACTTTAAGTAAAACAACACCTGGGTCAGATTCATTTGTAGTTGCCGGATCCCAACGCTCTGAAAGTTTCGAAGCAGTATCTAATAACTCGTTCCATACTTGATAATAATCTTTCTTAGTAGGAGAAAGTTCTACAGCGTTTAATTCATTATAACTGTACATATTTTATAGACTCCTTTATGTTGGACTTTCTGTAAATAAAATAAGCTCATACATATTTGGGGTGAAATCTATTTGATTAATCCCACTAATCTGACAGATCAGCTGTCCTTTACGCTTATTTTGAATAATTGTTATTCCTTGCCTAGTCACTTTTAACTGCGGAATAAAAATAGCTATCTGAGTATATATCATATCAGCTATTATATCTCGCAAGACATAACTATTAGGCTCATAAGTATATTGTTGAATTAACATCCCAAAGTAAGGATCGCCTAACAATTCGCCTCGTACCGAAGCTAATGCTAGCTTAATGTTTTGAAGTGTGGCTTGTCTATGTTCAGAATCAAGCCACACTTCCGTATGATTTGTGCCAAACATTTTTGGAAATTTTAAAGATCTCATATCAAAACCTCGCTAATTAATCATATAATTTAGCACATTAATTTAGTTTTATTAAATTTATTTTTATAATTAGCTCTAAGGCAAGCTATTTACAACAGCTTCTAAAGAAGCCAACTTAGCGGCTAAATCCGAATATTGCTTCTCCAAAGTAGTATAACGAAGTTCTAGCACACCATATTTAACAGATAAACTATCGTGATCAATTCTAAGCTGTTTCACATCCTCATAAAGCTGCTTGAAAGTTTTAGAATTAGACCCATTAAATAACGTAGTATCCGGGAGTATTACCTTACCTGTCGCATCTAAATCAACACAGCTAAAAGATGTTGCTTTATCTATTTTATCTGATGAGCTACCAATATTATCTATAGCAGTACCCTGATTTCCTCTATAAAGTTGTCCTAAAACTACCGGTCGATTTAAGCTATTATCAGCAAAGGACACAAAAACTACATCACTAACCTCATAGCCCGCATGAATACCAGGAGGCAATATCATCGTTGCCCACATAGTTACTTCTTTTTTATTACCTACCGGTTCTAAAATAGGTACTCTTATTTTGCATAAGTTAGTATTTAAATTTATATCTTTTATCTCTGCTAAAGTAATCATTAACTACCTCCTAGCTTAATCCGATATTCTAGTTAAAGATAAAGTTGTAAAATAACCATTACCGCTTATATCATCTATTTGTTTTGTAATTATATAAAGTCCTGAACTTATATGCCGATTACCTCCGGGAAAAATTACATTTAGTCTTACATATTGTAATAAAGAAGCAGGTCTAAGAAGTCCTTGTACTCGAATAGTTGCATTAATTGGATACTTAGTTAATTTGGTAAACCATGTAGCATCTTCACTTCTAGTTAAAAATCGATCATTTCCTGAAGTTACCATTGGAGCAAAAACCTGCTCCCAATTTCCTTGTGAATTTAATCGATTCGAATAAAGCTCCGGAGAAAGTTTTGCATTATAATCATATAACAGAGAATAGTTTTCATTATTCTCTATTGTAAATGATGTAACTACTGTAGAAGTATTAAAACCTATGTCAATATTAAAAGCATCAGTTTTATGTAAAGTTCTTGTTGAAATACGAGTTACTTTAAAATAAGGTCCACCATAGCCAGAAGTATCACTGAAAAAGTTGTCAAAAACCGTTTCATCATGTATTGTTAAAATATACATATCACTAGTTAATGAACTTGGAGAGGATCCAACTGGGTACATACATCCAACTAAATAATTAATATAGTCTAAAGGTGAAATATTTATTTTAGTATCTAGCTCAACCGCCTGATCTGTACTATCTACCAAAGCATCAATATTTGACTCAGACATTCCTCTAAATAAATTTTGTAGACCGTAAGCACTATCTCTAAAGACACGCTTTATTTCATCACTAGGCTTCTTTGGTGTTGCTCCATTTGGAAAGGTAAAGGCACCAGAGCCCGCCAAAGCACAGCCAGATACTGCTTTTATAGTATAAGAAATAACACTTTGAATAGTGGACTCCATATTAAAAGATTGCTGAACGCTAGTAATAATAGCTTCTTCATCTTTATATACATAAGCAGGATTTGCCGAATCCCCATAGCTAAAAACAATTTTACGGGTTCTAGTAACACTACTTAAAATCTTTTCTATTAAATTAGGATCATCATCTGTCCTAATAGGATAACGTAATTGTAATGTGTAAGTATTAACTTGTCCATTGATTTTTTGAATATTCAAAGATTCTACATAACTAGGATACTGCACATCAAAATTCTTTATATAGTAACCGGAAGAATCCTTACCCTTAGCTGCCTTTTTGCTAAAAACGCCAAAGGTATAGTCTCCTATGGCAATCTTGACCCAGGGGGCTTGAATTCGTGACGTACTTGATAATAAATTTTGTCTCTGCCTATAATCTGTCATAATCAATCCTCAAACACAATACCAGAAATAGCTGGTATTTTTAATACTTTAAATTTTGAAAGTAATATCATAAATGGGTCATTAATTTTATTAAAGAATGCAATAGCCCACCAGTAGGTAGGATTTCCATAATACTCTAGGGCTAAACTATCTAAAGTATCAAAAGACTTTAGTTTATGTAGCACGTACGGAGTATTAAAATCTATTTGCCTAACTATGCCAGGAGTTTCACGCTGCTTCTGTGTATCAAAGTAGTAAGGTATTCCAGTATAGCGTGATTTATAATCAAAAGTATAAGCTTGCTTGTTCGTTAATTTCTGCATACAATATCTCCTTATTTAAGTCCCATACCATCTTTTAAAGTTTTAACTACTCCTCTGAAGGATCCATTTTTAAAAACTGCAGCTGCATCGTAAGGATCTACTTCTGTAATTGTAAAAGATACCTCTATTCCTGCATAACGATTTCCGTAAATAATAGGTAAGCTATATGTTACACCAATATCAGAAGAAACTACTCCCTTTATAAATACCTCATTTGCCAAACGTAATGCAACCAAAGGAGGTTCTACTGCTTTATTGGACACATCATACTTCGGTAAGGAAATCGCCTGTAATGCATGTAAAAAACCATCGTAATAGTAATCTCCAACTTTAGGAACAGTAATAGAAGGATTATTTTTATTTTCATACTCAAAAGCATCTAATCTAAAATTAAGATTGACTTGTACCCTTCTTGGTCCAGAATTGCTATAAGTTAACACTGGAGCGGAACGTCCTAAAGCATTAGTTTCCTGGAAAGTAGAGGTCATTGTATCATTAACATTTGCAGGAGTTGACGGTAAGATCCAATACTGATAATCTTTATCTAAATGAGAAATATATAGAACGTTATACTCACCATGATATTTTATACTACTCATTCTTCAATATCCTCCCAAATATTAAAATTAAGCATTGTCTTCTTAATAGACCTATGTGTTTTCTTGTCTTTTATCAAAGCTACAAAGTTCTTCTCAACATCTTTGTCTACGTAACCTAACACATCACTATGAGCTGAAAGACTATGATCAGTGTTGTTAAACATATATCTATAAAACAGCCTGCGCAGTGAGGGATGCCAAACACCATTCTGCAGATTCTGATCTAGAGGCACAGAAGATGACACATAGCAATCAGAATTAACTATGTACTGGTTATCGCTTAACCATTTTGAAAAATAATCAAGTCGGTCATCAGGACAATCTTTATTGTATTTGTATAGTACCTGTTCTAACTTACCGTCCGCTGTTTCTCGACGAATGTAATACTCACCTGCATTTACACAAAACTGGCGGTCCAAGAAAATTAATATCTTATCTTGCTTGGAACCAGCTTTGGTAGCAATATAGTATCGAGTTGGCATATTAGACCCATTATAATGGAGACCAGTAATATACTGTGCCATTAATACATTCTCACGTGGTTCATCCTGGCTACCAGTAATACACATATCTAATAAATATTCTATTAACCTATCTGCAAAAGGCATTTGCTTTCCAGTGTTTCTTTGTAAAAGTTGTAGTGGTGCAATTAAAGGAATGGGGCTATCGGAATAAATAGCTTCATTGGGAATCACAGTGTGGTTGTGCAGTAAATGAACTTTTTTTTCAGGCTTATAAGAAGAAGCCTTGTCTGCAGTATTGCTTTTAAAGCTAGCAGAAAAGTCATTCCACTTGCAATAATCGCCTTCTAAGATTACTATTGAAGAAGTAACATCCTTATGTACTTTTAATAACATCATCATATTTGATTCTCTGTCTGCAATCTTGGCTATAAACTTACGTGCTGCAGAATGCTGATCAATCTCCTCAGATAAAGGAAAGGCAGATAATTCTTTCGGCGCCAAATCAGTCAATGCTGTATACAGGAAGGGCTGATTAAACCTAGTGTTTGATTTTCTACAGTAAGTTAAAGTTAACAGTTGCTTATATTCATCTTTTAAAACATTTAACTTATTGTTGTATATACCGCAACACATTTCTACAGGCATTGCAGAATCTATTGCAATGGTGTAATTTTTAAAAAGCTTAACTGGAATTAAATATATCTTATAGTTTGGGTCTAATGCATCAAATTGTTCGTAACGTGACTGATCTGTAAGTTTAATATTTAGACCAGTTGTGGTAGAACAAAGTCTATTACTAAAACAATTGTATAAGGACATTAAGTCAAGCCCATCATAATCTCTTAGGAATCTCAAATAATTTCCTAAGTATTCGTGGGTATAAGAATCATAGATATTATTACGTATTTGGAGTCTCTTGGTTAAATTTAAGTAAGCAGCACCACGATTATAAGTCTCCCACAAACCTCCTTGAGGTTTATCTACTCCCAAGTCTTTAGACTGCCATTTGCCAGGTATAAATATATTATCAGATGTATAATACCCGCCTAGCAAAAATTGAATTCTTCCATCTTTTAAATATGGAATAAGTAAATCTTCATCTACTTGTCTTGATTTGCTATTAGCAAGGACATTATACTCATCCTTGCTAATAGCTGGAATATTTGTACTCTTTAAAATCTTTCCGTCTTCGTCAAGATTAAGCTTATTAAAAGATTCTATAATATAAGGAGATTCCTCAGCATGAGTTTCAAAATACCTAGAAAACTCTTCTGTATAGACACGTATTGTAGGTAGTTCGAATGTAGCTAATAATTGTTTAATAAAGCCTGTAACCAGACCAGTAGTGTTAAACTCTTGCATATTTATCCTCCTTATGACCAAGTACCACCAGCCCAAGATAATGGGTTAGTTCCCACATCAAGTTGTACGTGGAATTTCTTAGCTCCTTGTGTAACTTCTTGTAGTAATTCATAAATATCTACTATGTGACCTGCTATCATCTGAGTACGGGCCTCTTCTTTACTTTCTTGTTCTTCCTTAGCTTCAGCCACTGTGCTCTCTGGGCCTGCAGAAGCATCACTTACGGTTTTATCCTTTATGTCATTAGCATTCTCATTACCTACAAATCCAGACTCAGACTGGCTACTACCACTTAAGGTACCTCCTACTAAGGCAGAAGTAGAGCCTCTTGTCTGTACATTAAGCCCGGCGTCTCCTTGTTCTACACCAAAAGTCTTAAGTAGATTATTTGGGTTAAGGTTAGCAAGGCCCGCAACCATCTTACCTACACCACCAAGAATAGGACCAGTCAAAGCTGCTACATTCATTAAATCAGCAACAGAAGCATTAAGATCAAAACCAAAGCCCATTACATTAACAAATGGAATCTTAATACCACCTACAAGATCATTTAACAAATTAGCAACTAAATTTAAGCTTGATGATACAGGGTCGTTCGCCAAAGAAGCTCCCATACTATACATGAAATTAGCTTTCATGTTTTCCATCATTTCACCCATACTGGTACGGGCAGCCAGAGAACCAGTCATATCATATACTTGTTCTAGCATAGACTTAAAAGTTTCGTCATGGCCAGAGATATCCTCAAGAGATGAAGCAAGATTAGCAGCTGCCTTAAGGTCTGAAGCAGTTAATCCGAAAACATTTGCAAACTGTTGTGATAAAACCCTGCTACCCTTAGTTTCATCATAGAGCTTAGCTAAATATTCTACCATAGATCTCAACAAGTCATCAGTGTCTGCAGCAGATAAGCCTTTTTCTAAGATAGTTGCAATAGGCTTACCAGCTTCATTTGCTGCCATAACCAATAGATTACCCATGTTACCTTCTGTAATACCTTCAATCTCACCAGCTACGATTTTACCAAGTGCTGTTGAGATACCTTCAGTATTAGAGAATCCTACTGAATAAAGTGAACCCATCCACTTTTGTACTTGGAATTCAAACTCTGTTGCTTCTTTAGCTCCCATGAGTGCAGTTGCTTCGTAAATATTAGATCGAATACTCTCAGCAGCTTGCTGCATATATTCCGTAGTAGCATACATGCTATTTAAGAATTCGGTTAAAGCCGATTCCATTCCTAAACGGGCAGCAGATGTATCTGCCTGTTGGATTCTAACCAACTTAACTAAAGTACCATCAGCAACATTAAAAGTTGTAGCGACCTTATCCTTTAACACATCTAAGAAAGCACGTTCTTTAACATTAAAAGCAATACCTTGGCTAATTAAGTTAGCAAAACGTTCTTCGGCAGTTTCCTGCGAGAAAAATGGTGAAACTCCTAGTTTTCCAATATCGGCACTTAGGGATCTCCAGTAAGAACCGGCTAACTTTTTGACACCATACTGACTTTCATTTGTAGTTAAACCTTGCAGCCTTGTGTCCACACCAGACTGATGCTTAGTAGAAGATTTTCCTATGTCTGCAAGTTGATTAACGAAATCACCCATTGCATTTAGAGCGCCATCTAACTTCGCTTGAGTCTCTTTTCGTAGAGTCTCTGTAATTTCTTCCGCGCTCATCTTGGCATCACCGTCAAGAGCTTCGAGTTCAGCTTTCCGAGCTTCTAGATCACCTTTAATTGAGCCTGAAGCAAAAGAACCTAAATCAGAGGCTGCTCCTGCAAGCTGGCCTAATTTACCCTGCCTTTTATTTAGTTCAATAAACTTTTTAGCCCAAGCCTTAAAACCTTTTTCGTCTTCTTTTTCTGTTTCTTTACGCGCTTTTTTAGCTGCATCATCCTTAGCCTTTTGGATTGCTTCTTCCTGAGCAGTACGTAATTCAAATAATTCTTCCAGACCTGCTTGATCTTCAGCAAGAGCTGCTGCTGCAAGTTCGCGGTCAAGTCTAAATTTTTCTGCAACTTGTGCTTTAACTGCCTCTTCATCAAATGTGGTTCCATTTTTCTCAGCCTCTGCTTTAGCAGACTCAACAGCTTCTGTTTCTGCTGCTGCCTGGTCTGCTTCTGTAAGACCTTGTTTCTTATATTCCTCCTGTAAAGCTGCTGGATTAACTTGAGCTAAACGCTTCTCAATTTCTGTTTGCAAAGCTGCAGGGTCTGCTGCAAGATCCTTATATTCATCAGGTACTTTATTATTATTTTTTAAACCCTCCAGCCTAATTGCTATCAGGCTTTGCTCATATTTTATTTGTTGTTTTTGTTTTTCTATCTTAGCATTAGCTGCTTTAATTTCTTTATCTATCCTAGCTGCCTCTAGCTCAGCTAAAGCTTCTTCTTCTAAATAATCTTTATCATTAGCTGCAAGGTTGGCTAGAGCTAGCTCCTGCTTTTTCTTCGCTAATGCTGTTATAGCATCTTCAGATTTTTTAGCCTTCTCGTCTTCGCACTGCTGAGCAAGGTCTGCCTCGGTAATTAACGATAGCCTATAAAGTTCATTCTCAGCTTGATATCTCGCACGAACTGCATCAAGATGTAGTTTGTGCATATCAGCCTCATGTGTCGCTTGTAACACATCATGAGATATTAAAGTAGATTTTGCAATATCTAATTCTGAAGTCTGAAGAGTTATTTGAGAGTCGTAAAGTCTTTGAGCTATTTCCTCTTTATGTGCAAGTAATGCAACTTCTTCGTATTTTAACTTATTTAAAAATGCTGCCTTTTCCTTAGCTTGCTGTTGTGTAAAGTCTTCAAACTCTTTAGCATTAAGAGTACGAGCCGCCTCTTCTGCTTGACGAGACTGTTTGTCTATAAAGTCGCGTTCTTGTTGTGCCTTACTAGCAATAAAGGTGTCATAATCTTTTGAAGCTGTAGCTAAAACCTCAGAATTACTCTTAGTCAATACGGCTGTAATATCTTCGATCTTACGAGTATATCTAGCAAGATCTGTATCAAGTTGCTCAGTAGGAGACCTATCAGCTTTTGGTACCTTGAGTTTAGATTTCGCTGACTGTCTGCTAATATTTGAAGCTTCCTCGGTAAAGCTAGATTTTAGAGATTGAGAATCAACTTTTATAGAAACCTCTTGATCAAATAGATCTTGTAGCTCACTAAATGCATTCTCTAATTCAAGTGAAAACTCTTCAAAAGCATCCGTAGGTATTTCAATGGGACCTTCAGGACCCTTAATCTCGGTAGGAATTAGACTATATAAATTATGGAAAGTATCTTGCAAGAGATCCAAAGAAGAAATTCTTCTTGCAATTAAGTCCTCCTCAGATTTTTGTCTAAAAGCAATTAAATCAGCTTCACTTGTATGTGCTTGCTGTACACCAGCCAATCTAGACTTCACAAGACCTGCTTCTGCTTCTACAGGCTCTATATTAATAGAAGGTACTTTTGGAATAAGCTCTAAAGAAGCTTGCTGATCTGCTATCTCAGAAACCTTTGGAGTTACAACAGCTTCTGCAGATAAATTTTCTAAGCCTGTTGAATCAATATCTAGTTCTGTCTCGACTCGTGCTTGGACATCAATGGGCTCAATTGGATCAATAGAGACTTCCGCATTCACAGAAGGAACTGTTAAATTTTTTCTCGCTTTCTCTAGCTCTTTTAAAGCAGCAAGTTCTGCCTTATGTTGTGCTTGATTTGCTGCTTTTCTAGCAGCAGCTTCCTTAGCCTGCTGGGTAGCTCTAAATTTTGCAACTTTTTCCTCAGCGGCAGCTAATGCATCTGCATTTTCCTGCCTTATTGCCTGTAACTCGTCAAGCTGGCCAGCTCGCGCCTTTTTCTCAGCATCGAGTTCTGTAGCTAAGGCATCCAGTCGCTTCTGTAAACCGTATTCAGCTAAGTAGTCTTCAACTAGCTTACCTTCTTCTTTCGCCTCATCTATAAGTTTATTTAATAATTTACTTCTTAAGTCAGCTAGTTTTTTTGCATTACCTAACTGGAGATTGAGCAGTTCCTCCGCTGCTCTTTTCTCTTTAGCCAAATAATCAGATTGGATACCATCTGCGCTTGGACCATTTAATTTCTTGAAAGAATCATCCATTTAAGTCTCTCCCTTCTAAGTTAACTACTTATTTTTCTGAGCAGCACTTTTTGCACGTGCTTCCTCAATAGCCTCTCTAGTAGCTTCTTGTTTTTCTCGAATAAGTTTAATTAAAAAGATACGCTCTGTCACACTCAAGTCTAGAACATCAGTATAGCTAGTATTTAAATTGTCACTAATATACCAACACTCACGCACAATTTCTTTGTAGCGTTTTGGTGCATAAGGTGTACCATCCTCAGATGTTCGTGGGTCTAAAAAACTCCGATCCAAAGCGAAAGGATGTTGGTACCTCTCCTCCGCACTTATTACACCCAACTGTAATAGAATTATCAATACCAATCAAACTATTTAAAGTTTCAATAGCATTAAGAATCTTAGTCATGTCAAGTGCTGGCAAACGATTAATAAAGGCCTCTAGTCTAGTAACATCTACTGCACTACCATCTATAGTATCGATTGCACTCATAAGAGTTGCCATTAGGTTAAAATCTATCTCAGCATCCTTAAAACGACGCTTCATATCCTTTACATAAATTTCGTTCTCATCCAGTGTTCGTGGTGTCTGGAAGTTCAAGGTTACAGTACTTCCGCTCTTTGGCAAGGTGATTGAACTCGCAGCTCTAAAAGCTTCTTCATCAAATTCTTTAAGTCTTAAGTCTTCTAGGTGTGCTGTAGCATCAATATACTCACCGCAATAGGGGCAACGAAGAGTCATTCTATACTCATCTCCATAAGTAACAATACGAAGTCTATGTAGTAAGTATTCATAGTCACCTAAAGCCATATCATATACATGAATTCCTGGTTTCTCAATCATACAACCTTCAATGATATCTGCTAATGTCTTAAACTGAGTAGTACTTGGAGCAAGTCTTTTCATCTCATCACGTGCAGTCATGCTGCGAAGCTCAATTTGAGCATTGACTTTGTTTCCATAAATCAAACCCTTAGAAGGTAGCTCAGTGCACTCACCAATGGTGTAATTCGTTTGTCTCTCTGTCATAATAATTTTCCTTTCAAAATTAATTTCTTTCTTCGAAATGTCGCTCTAAAATTTCTCTTATTAGAGCAGATACAGTAATGCCTCTTTTCTTTGCTAACTCCTCAAGTCTTATCTTGAGCGGGCGTGTTGTCTCAAAAGTTTGCATTACTTTATTACTTCGATCTACTTTCTTTCTGCCCATATTTCAATATAATCCTTTCTTAGTTATAAAGTCTTAGGCTTGCTGTAGACTCAAATAATTTAGCAGAAAAATAAAAATAGATTTATTAAATTTATTTTTCTAGCCGAAGCTTATTGTATAATATATTGTATAGTTTTAAAAAGGAGATTTGTTATGGCTACAATAAAGCTAAAGTTAGATTCTCATAGAGAATATGGTACTAGTTACGAAGATGTTATACTTGGAAGATTTTCTTACGTTCCAGCTTCTACAGCTATTAAAAAAATAATTAGTATCTTAAATGATTATAATAGGGCTGTAATAGAGTCTGGACATCAAGAAACACATAGTATTAAAGTTAAATCTAGTAATACTGAAGACTACAAAGGCACAATCATTCTTTCTGGGCAGCGAAAAGTTATTACATCTTTTATTAACAAATTACTTGCTGATAGTGATCTGTTATCGCATTTTGATGTACAAGTTAAATAAAGGAGAAAAATTATGACAAACAAAGAAGCAATCCTTAAATATCACGAACGTCTTTATGAAGAGCTTAGAATGTACGGACCCAAAGACTTATTTAATAAAAGTAGATTTTTACTTATAGCTGATGAAATTTGTGATGAACTGCTCGTGGAGGTACAAGAATGAAACCGAGAAAGAAACAACGCCTGTATGCTATTTCCTACTGGTTTACTAATGAAGCCGGTCAGACTGGACAAGGTTGCGTACAAATATATCGCCAAAGTAAAATTGATAACATAGAGGCTTTTAATTATACTGTTGACAAAATAAAATCTGATAACAATCTTAAAACTGTTGTTATCTGTAATATTATGTATCTTGGAAAAATCAAGGTTTAAAGATTAAGGAGTAAAAGTATGAAAAGAGTTTATATGGTAAAAGCCTATAACAAATACGATGATGATACAGAAATCGTGGGTATTGCCGAAGACCAAGCTAAAGCTGAAGCTATGGTTGAAGACTATATTAACAATATTTATTGTTATGGTACTGCTAGATTCATGATTACTTCTTGGAATCTAAATGAACGTTGGGGTGAAGTACGAACAGAAAAGTATTTTACGTATGAAGAAGTAATTAGAATTGCCGAACGACTTGGTAAATACAAGGCTGCTGATGAAGCTAAGGACAACTGTGAGGTAGGAGCTTGCGGTGCAAAATGCAACAATTGTTTAGAAGCTACTAAAATTAAATGGGAGACTACTAATGACGGAAAGTGAGACGTGTATGGAATATGAAATTACAGTAGATAAAGCTAAAGAACTTCTTACTAAAGAATGCTTAGATGTTCTTAAGCTCCCAGGACTTATTGAGACTCTGCACGTACTTGCACATGAAACTTGCCGTCTTGGAAATGAGTTAAAGGAAAAAACACTAGGATCATATAGCTATTATGAGGGACAGCTTAATGGTCTTGAGATGGCACTATACTTAATTAATCGTCTGCCCAAAGCCAAGAAGAGACCTGCTCTCTTAAGTCATGATGAAATTGAATATGACACTAAGCCTGAGGTCCTAGAATATTTTTGTAGCGTCTGCGGTCATGATGGAGTAGAAAAAGAAGATCACTTTTGTAGAAATTGCGGCGCCTACTTTGAGGAGGATATTAATGACTGATGTACTAATGTTCGCTATCTTAGCAGTAGTAGTTATAGCTGGAATGTATTTTATAACTAAGAGGAATTGAATTATGTTAGTTATGTTTACATTATGGTTGACAGATCTAATTGAAAGGAAAAAGAAAAGGAAAAGATGATTTTACTTAATGGAAAAGAAGTTGCTGTTAATATCAAACAAAGATTAAAAGAAGAAACTTTTAAGCTTATTGAAGCACCAGGTCTTGCTGTTATTCTTGTTGGCAATGACCCAGCTTCAGAAGTATATGTAAGAAATAAAGAAAAAACTTGTACAGAACTTGGGTTTTACTCTCGTGTCTTTAGATTACCTGAGGATACGTCAGAAGAAGAACTTATTTCTGCAATTACAAAACTTAATACAAATCCTACTGTTCATGGCATTCTCGTGCAGCTTCCTCTGCCAAAGCATATGAAGGAGGAAAAAATTATCAATGCTATTGCGCCAGAAAAAGATGTAGACTGCTTCCATCCTGTAAATGTCGGAAAGCTTATGACAGGTACCGCAAAGATTCTACCTTGCACACCTGCCGGTGTGATGAAAATTCTTGAGTATTATAATATTCCGGTGGAAGGGAAGAATTGCGTAGTAGTCGGTAGAAGTAATATTGTAGGTAAACCCATGGCAATGCTTTTGCTTCAGGCTAATGGTACTGTGACAATTTGTCATAGCAAAACTAAAAATCTTAAAGAGATTTGTAAAGAAGCGGATATTCTCGTGGCTGCTATTGGTAAACCTAAGTTTATTACAGAAGAGTATATCAAAGAAGGTGCGGTAGTTATCGATGTTGGTATAAATAGGGATGAGAATGGAAAGCTCTGTGGAGACATAGACTTTGAAGCTGTTAAAAATAAGGTTTATGCTATTACTCCCGTTCCGGGAGGCTGTGGGCCAATGACTATTGCAATGCTTATGCAAAATACTTATGACGCATTTGTGAGGGCGAGGAAATGAATTATTACTTTATTCTGCTACTTATGATTTTCCTACACATTCTAGATGATTACGGACTGCAGGCGCCTTGTCTTTGTAATTTAAAACAGCGAAACTACTGGGAAACAAACGCGCCTAATCCATTATATAAATATGATTATCTTTGGGCTTTGCTTATGCATTCCTTTAGTTGGACTTTTATGATTATGCTTCCTATTGCTTGGGTTATGTCATTTAATATTACTATTCCATTTGTTATACTTTTCATAGAAAATGTAATCTTGCATGCTGTGGTAGATGATCTAAAAGCTAATCAGCTTAAAATAAATCTATGGGAAGATCAAATTATTCATCTCGGGCAAATTCTAGTTACTAGCATACTTATTCTTTAAATGAGGTATAAGAAAATGGATAATGAATATTGTATTAAACACTGCGAGCTTGGTTGCAAGAAATCAAAAGAATTTTTAGACCAAAGCAATTCTGCTTATGATGCCGCCTTAGATATGCATTGGTTTGTAAAAGAGTGCAAGAAGACTTGCCTACTCTGGAAAGAGGTAAATAATGTCACTTAACTGGGAAACTTTTAGCCATGCTTGGCAATTAACAAACTTTATAAATACTAATAGTATTAAAAAAGAACAAATACAAACAATCTATCAAAGTCCTACCAGTGGAAATTTTCACTTGTGGTACTGGAGGTAATTATGACAGCTAAAGAATTGAAAGAAATTTTAAATACCGTTCCTGATGAGACTCCTATTGTAGTCTTTAAGTCTAATATGGAAGGCTCAGGTTACTCAGAAGAATATGTAAGTGTAAACCTTAGAGAGATGGTCAGAGTAAAAGAAACACGTATCGATGCTTTTGATCATGAAGCTTATACAGCAAATGTATTAAAAGACTCTACAGGGTGGGATGCGCCTAAGGTACAGGTTCTTGTTATTGACTAAGTTAAAAAGAAGTATGGTTTAAAGACTATACTTCTTTTATTTTTAAAATATGATAGATTAACATAAAATTTTTAGTTTAACCTATTAAATAAGATATATTGAAATTGTATCTTATATTAGAATAAGTTTTGGAGGAACTGAGTATGTCTTGGATTGGAATTCTGATTATAGTTGAAGTTTTCCATAATTTTCTAGGTGGTATTTTTCTGCTTCTTTGGTGTTGCAGAGACTCTTATCTAGATTCTTTTAATGCTGAAAGAATGAATCCTGTCTTTCTTTATGAGCATAGTAGAGTTAACTGGTTCGGAGCTGCAATGCTTGCGCTGTTTGCAAATCTTCTCTGTCCTATTGGTACTATTATTTATTGGTTCTATAAACTTTGTACTGTGGGAAGGTAAACTATGTCAAGATGGGTAATTGATTATTGTTGGACCTGTGCCAGAAGAACAAGGCAAGAAGTTATTCAATGCCAAGACAGCGTACCGTTTCGCATCTTCGAAAACATCTGTACTTTAGGTCTTGCATCGCTTATGAAAAGAAATTATGATTGCCAGTGTACTAGATGTGGCAACTTTAATACTGTTCGTAAATAAAGGAGGAATTTATTTTGGATCATGTAAATATTATTTCTCAAGAATCAATTAGCATGATGGCGCCTTGGGTTTCTAATGTTATTGCTGTTCTTGGGTTTTCTATGATTGGTTTTCTTTTTGGACTACTAATCTATTCTCATCGTGGCAATAAAAAGATTTCAAATGAACAAATTTTTAAAATAGTTCTTTATGTCGGAAGTATTGGGTTATGCGTACTGTTTATCTTTGGATTAATAGCGGGTATTTTCTTTAGAGTACCTAGCGGTCGCTACCGATACGAAGCCACTATAGATGAAACACAAATGACAGTGGCTGAGTATAATGAATTTATGAAAGCTTATAATCACAACAAATGTGAAAAAGGAATTTATTATTTTGAGGATTGGGCGGAATAATTATGGAAGGTGTAGAAATTCTTAGTGAAAAAGTAGTTTACGTATTTGAATATCAAAGCTGGGTCTTTTGGCTTATAGTTGGCATCTGCGCTGTTATCGGATTTGTACTTGGTGGCATAAAAAGTGGGGGCTTTAATTTTGAAGATGCTTTTACGCTGTTAATACCTTTTATCCTTCTTGGGGTATTAGTAGGATGCCTTGGAACTCTTGCAGCAAGCAAGCCTACGGAAGAGGTAGATTATATTGAGCAAAAAGTTACAGTATCGGATGAAGTCTCTATGAATGAGTTTTATGAAAAGTATAAGGTTATTGGACAAGAAGGAAAAATTTATACTGTAAGAGAAAGGGATTAGTTAGGTGTAAGAATACTATGAAAGATATAAATAAGACAATTAAACATTTTGAGTCTCTTCAAAAAAGATATATTACTCAGCATAATGGGCAGATGTGCGAAAGAGTAGAGGATGCTTTAGAAGCCTTGTATTATTATAAAGACCAGTTAGAATACTCTACTACTTTGCTGGAAACAAAACAGGCACAGGCATTCGCTACCGCTAAAATTACTACCATTAGCGAAGAGTTCTTTACTCCAGAACAAGTAAGAAAAATGTCACACTCAGAAGTAAGAAAGAATTATAAAAAGATAATAGAATCGATGAAATATTGGAACTAAGACAGGATATTAACCCTGTCTTTTTATTTTAAAACTTAGCTTCTTGTGCTAAATTATATAGAATAAGTTTTGAAGAGAGAAAATAAAAATGTTGAGAGTGTATCATTTTGTAGGCAAAGGAGCTTACATACACTGCTTTGATTGCGGGTGTAATATTAAGATAACCGAAGAAGAAGCAGAAAAAAATTTAGAATCTTTTGTTTGCCCGAAATGTGGTGGCGTGGACAAAAAATAATATAAAAATTAAAATAAAAGGCTTTATTTACAAATAACTTGTAATAGAGCCTTTTCTTTATTGTATAATATAAAGAAAAATAAAGTGGAGGAAAATTATTATGGCAATTACACATACTTTTGCAGGAAGCAGAGCAGGAAGAAATTACGGCTATTATGCGTTCATTGAAAATGGTGAACTTGTTATTGGAGAGGATTGGCCTCACGAAGGAGGAGAGGTTTATCGTGGAACTTTCTTTAATGCTGGTCGAGCACTGAGAACTCTGGAGAAAGAGAATGTAAGACTTTATAACAGCATCTGTAAGTATTATGATCAGTACCCTGAAAAAGTAAGTATGACGATGCTTATGAATCTTAAACCCGGGACGAAGTTCAAGCGTGAAGAGGATGATGAGAAATATATGCTTATCGATATTGATGTATCGAAGTGCTTTGTCTTTGGCGAAAAGCTGCAAGGTTTTGTTTCTGCTATTGGGCTCACCGACTACAAAGTATTCTTGTTTGATAAGTGTACTACTGTCGAAATTATTGAATAAAATAATAAAGAAGTATAGTAAAAAGCTATAATTCTTCTTTTTTATTATCGTATTATATAATAGTATTTTTATTATTGGAGGATGACTTATGAATAACGTAGATAATTTAATGACATTCCTTGATGCTTGGAATCTTTCTAAAAAGGGAGGCGACGTTTCTCAAGCTATTGAGAGACAGGAAAGGAGAGGACAGGCTGAAGTAGTAAGAACTCAAAGACTTCCTAAAAAAGTCAACAGCAATACCCTTCCTAATGAAATCTACTTTAAGGGAGTAGATAATAACATGGATTATGATACCCGCTCCGCAATCACCCAACAGAATGTTCTAGATTATACTAGAGAGCAGTACTTGCTTATGGGTATTGAAATCCTCGGTGAGCATGATGATCTATTCTACAATGTAAAGCTTCCCGAGGGTTGGGAGATTAAAGCAACAAGCCATTCTATGTGGAATGAAGTTAGAGATAATAAAGGAAGAAAGAGAATGACTTTCTTCTATAAAGCAGCTTTCTATGACAGAGATGCTTTTACTAAATTCTCAACCAGATTCAATCTTAGTGTTGATCATACTGCAGACCCTGGTGCTGCTTTCGAAATCTGGGATGCATCTGACTTTCAGGGAACTGTCAAGGATGGAGACGTAATTATTTGTCAGACTGCTGCTGTAGCTCCTGGAGAATCCTATCCTGATAATCAGGAGATTAAAGAAAAGCTTTGGGGAGAGCTCGAAGCTTTTATGGCCCAGCATTACCCAGACTATAAAAATATTCACGCGTATTGGAATTGAGTATGGCACGAGATATAAATAAAGAAATTGAAAGATTGTATATGCTTAAAGCAGAGATTGATGAAATTAATCTCCTTAAAGAGGCTAACCCTAATATGCAGGTTGTCTCTCAATTAATGTATAACTTTCTTAAAGAAAACGGATTGCTTAAATCAGGAGTATACTATAGAATCACATCTTTAGAGCTGAAGCCTTATATTGATGATTTTAGAGGATAAGGAGTTTATTATGTACGATATTACGAAAGCTAATAATTTTCATGAAGCTTGGGAATTTCTATTAGAACATAAAATGTTTCGACGTCACTTCAGAGATCTTTTGTATATTATGGTAGTTAAAGTAAATCCACTTACCGACGAAGTCGATGATAATCAGACAAAAAATACTAAAACGCAAGTCTGGCTTGAAGTTGGTCCTTGGAGTGAACAATGCCATACGCACGATTGGGATCTCGATTGTGGAGGTAATACTTTTGAAGAAGCTATCTGTAAGCTTGCGAAACTAGTGAAGCAGTATTATACTGATGAAGGTATAAAGAAGTCTGCACTAAATACTACTATGGTGGAGGGCTGACGATGGAAGTATTTCATAAGATTAACCCTGAGCATTGGATTCTGAGTTATGGATTTGAAGAAAAACCTAAAACAGTTATTGGTCTTCCCTGTCAATATGAAATTTGTGTAGAATCTAAATCCAAGCTTTTTAATGTGTGGGTTGGGGTAGACTTTAACAAACGACTTGTTCATATCTATAGAGAGTATAACTGTGGTGGTCAAGTTAATAGAAAAACTTACGACTTCAGTGCTGTTGATGTAGATGAAGAACATGATTTTATGATAGAACTTGATACTATTGTAAGTAGCTATGTGAATGATATTTGGGAGGACTAGTAATGAATAAGGATATAGAAAGAAAGCTTTATTTTGCAAATCGAGTTTTAGAAACTATCAGAATGGTAGATGAGCCTAAGCTCTGTTATCCAGAAGAAAAGACAGTCGTAGCTGAAGCTCTTCGTAGATACATAAGCTACCTTGAGTCTGAGGCTTATAATATGGGGAATAGATAATGGAACTTACACCAATAGAAAGAATGATGGCAGCAGCAAAAGTTCAAATGATTTTGCATAAAGCTAAACAAGAAAAGCTTCTTTGTCAATGGTGCTTTGAAGAACTTGCTCTGGAAGGTAAGACGGTTTGTCAAGCATGTATTGACTCATTCATAAAACAACAAGAGGAATATCCAAGTTTTGATTTGGATGATTTCTTGGAGGAGACAGAAGATGAAACTTAAAGACCTTGAGTTTAACGAAGAAGAAATTATCCAGTCACTTAAGGATGTCGGAATTGAAGTTCTTAATCCAGAAGACGCTGAATTTAATGATCATCCAACTTTAAAAGAACAGATGGCTTGGATTGAAAATAGACTTAAAATGCTGAATGATTTTCATGATATTGCTATCGAGCTTGACTCCAGAGAGTTTTCTAATAACTGTGTAATAGACCGATTTACCGGTTTAAGCTGGGATGAGCTGTGTGATAAAGGTATTGAAATACTAACTAACCTAAAAGAACATTGGGAGGAATAATATGAAAGCTAACGTTTGGAGAATTACCGGCTATCGAGGTAAGAATGATTATGACGGTCCGGCAGATGATAATACTAAGTTAGATATTATATTTGACGGCTGTCTTAAAAAAGAAGATGTTGAGGACATATTGTTTTACTACTGGGGCAGAAATGCGTGAAAGTGGGGAGTCTGCGTAGTGAGAGTTTATTTAGTTTATGAAGACGCTTGGCGCTATACTCAGTTTAAGTTATATTATATTGGAGATAGTTATTTAGAAGCAGTAAAAAATTTTAAGGTAAAGCTGTTTAATTTTATAGCTTCATCTCCTGAAAGTACAAAAAGTCTTAAATGTATTTCAGTTGATGTTTCTAAGGCTCAATATGAGCTTTTATCTGCAAATACAGACCAGAAAGCTATAAACCTCGAGCTTAGGCATATACATAAAAGAAAAGACGTAGTTGAATTACTTATAGAGACAGGAGATAATTTTAGAGATCTCTTTGCTACTTTTGCATGTATAAAAACTAATCCAACATCGGAAGAAGATTTAGAAAAACGAAAGCTTATTGCGGAATATCTTAATCTAGTCTATGGAAATGCCTGTCTTTTTTAAAATTAAATTAATGGAGTAATAAATTAACTATGAAAGTATATGTAATTTGGGAATGTGCAGTAATAGAATATGAAGAGCGCTTTAGAATTATGAGCGTGCATACCTTAACTTCAAGCGCAATAAAAATCGGTTCAAGTGATTATCTAAAAGAAGAAAGAATTTTAGTAGTTTATGAGAGGTAAATATGCCAAGATATATTGATGCAGAAATAATGCCACACGGAGAATTGTGGGAACAGCTGACAGATAAAGAAAAACTTAATGTACTTAACTATCTTCTTTCCAGGCCAAGTGTAGATGTACCAAGAACTATATTTGAAGAAATAGCCGGAGTTACAGTTGAGATGCCTAACTCTCCAGGAATTATCTATACTTCAAAAGAAGCTTTTCAAATGCTCTTAGATAAATATAATATTGAGGGAGGAATTGAAATATGAAGTTTAAAAAGATTTTTAGTAACGAGCTTAAAGTAGAAGATGTAGCAGGAAATAGAACTCAGGCCCCTTCTGATTATGAAACTTTTATGGAAACTTGGGTGCATAGCTTGCATGCTCTTAAAGATAGATATTGCATTTATCACTATCTTCTAATAGCCATTACTAAGGTTATTACCAAAGGTCATGGTTTATCTGAGACGCTTGGCAATGCATCTTCTGAAATTGTTGAAGCTGAATTTAAAACCATTATTCACAACTATCCAACAGAGCAGGTACTTGATACAACTAATAAGGTACTTGATTGGTACAAGCACGACTACCCCGATGCTGTAATGACTATCCATGTTAAAAATACAGTTAATCGCTTGTTACAGGAAAACTCAAAGAATCTTAGTTTTAAAGAACAGCTAGTTCTCGTGGCGGATGAGTATCGTACTAACTTAGATACTATAAATATTAAGGAAAATATAAATAAAATAAAAGCAAAGCTTAAAGAGGTAGCTATCTATAGAAAATTTTCTATTTATCTGTACAAGGTAAAACCTAAAAATTCTCTTGCACTTGGTGGCTGTGATCTTAAAAGTATTTCTTTATTTGTACCTACTGGCGTTACATTGGCCGAGTATACTATTCTTATGACCGATGCTCTTATTGAAGAGCTTGGCTTCAGTCGTTCTGATATTTCTTGGCAAACTGATAGTACAAGTAACTATGACTCTTGTCGCCTTAGAATAACTTGGTAATAATAAAAGAACCTAAGATAATGACTTGGGTTCTTTATTTTTTGCTAAATTATTTAGAATCTTAAAAAGGAGCTATAAAAAATGATAAACTTTGATTCAACATTTAATGAAACTTACGAGCAGCTCAATAATATGAATGAAGAGCTTAATAAAGGTGTGGCCCCTACTATCCTAAATGAATCTATCTCACCTAGACTATTGAAGCTGACAGGCAAAAATCGTGGTAGCTATTTACTTAAGCTAGACACTTTATTAAGAGGACTTGACACGGCTGATGCGTATTATGATAGTGAATGGACTAATTATTGGCTTGATGGCATGACGGCTGAAGAAGCTGGTACAGAATTCAGCGACGATGATGATTATTTTAGAATGTTAAACATCTTTGAAAAAACTTATTCAAATTGTATGTCTGCCGGTTATTATATAAATGATCCGGAGGAAGCAAGAAATTACCAAAAGCTTGCGGACTTAATCCTGGAGCGGGACTTTGGTATTACCGAACCAGTCATGCGAGCTGGAGGAGTTCCAAGCCCAGAAATAGAGACTGATGAAATGAAAGCCGGACATGATGCTGCGGCAAGAGGTTTTATCAATGAGATAAAGAGAGAAATAATTGATTGTGATGAGAAGATAGCAGAGCTTCAAAAGCAAATCGATAAAAAACTTAAAGAAAAAGAAATGTTGCAACAAAGACTTCAGGATAGAATAAATAACTTTAAAGAAGCACAATAAAAACAAAAAGACTTCTCTTTAGTTGAAAATGAAAACCAATATAAAATAAAAAGAGCTTAGGACAAAAAATCTTAAGCTCTTATTTTTTACTCTTAAATCGGCTTTTAGTTTATTGTATATTAAAATAGCAATACAAAATACTTAATTCTGAAAGGATATTTAAAAAATGAAAAAACTTTTTGCATTGATTCTCTGTATTACCATTCTCGGAATTTGCTGCCTCAGCTTTAATTCCTGTACAGCAGCAGATAATGTAAACCATAATCTCTCTCAGGCTGCAGACAACTTCGAATGCCTCCGAAAGATTACAGTCTACAATGCACGTACAGATCTGATTGTCATGGAAATGGAAGGCTATATGAGTCTTTCTAATAACACTACCAACGAACTCGTAGTTACTTGCAAGACCAACGTAAATGAATATAAAAAGAATTATATCTACCTCAATGAATACGTTATCTATGTAGTCGAAGATATTACCGGTACATCAACAGACCCCTTCCATTATAAGGTCCACTTCTATACCGCCCTTCCTGACGTGGATATTAATAAGTAAAGAATAATATAAAGAACAATACTAGACAAAAATTTAGTATTGTTCTTTTTCTTTCTTAAGCCTCAACAACAAAGCTCTCAGCCAAGCATGTTTAAATAAATAAAAATATTCTACCACCTAATTTTAATATAATGTATAAAGAAGGTACTCAATATATAGCTTCCCTCAGCCCTAAAGCCGAAATTACCCCGTTTTCATTTTAAGCCTTTTTAGTAAAGCCCAAAACAAGGCGTTTTGCTTTTTCTCCCTTTTGCCAAAGTTAATAACTTAATAAATTATAATTTAATAACTTTTTAAAAATTAAATAAAAAATATGGCTAAAATAAGTGAAGACGGAAAAAAGCTGACTTTGGGGTAGGCCCGAGTTGGCTTTTTGTTTTAGCTTCACGCTCGGGCTAGGAGGAGCGGCCGCCGCAAGAGCAGCGGAAGGCTCAGGTCCGAGCTTTTCTTTTTGCTTCAAAATGAAGTTTTCAAAATCAAAAACTGCAAAAAACTTAGTTCAAGCTATAGGGAAAAGCGAGTATTTGAGCCTTTTTCTGCAGCTTTAGGACCTGGAAACTTCATTTTGCTTTAAGGGAGAGGGAGAGGGAAAGCTATAAGGAAAGGCTTCGCGGGCGGCATATAGTAGAGCTTCGAGCCCCGGCTACTGTATACAGCTTAAGAAAGCTACGGCAGGCTCCTTCCTCCCGCCTGCCTCCGCGCTTTATACCTTAAGGGGTATAAGGGGTTCTAGTGAAGGGAGAATTATAACCTTTAGGGTATAGCTGAAAAGAAGTTTAAAATATTTTCAAATTATTTTTTTTATTTGTCCGGCCTTAAGAGAGCTTTAGCTTTAAATTAATTCTGGCTAGCCAAAAACTTCGTGTATCAAGCTTTAAGGCCTAGGGCCTAGCAAGTAGCTATAAAATAAAGAAAACTCGCCAGAAGCAAAATTTGAAGCCTCTAGACGAGTTTTATATTTTTATGTTTTTAGTTGTAAATTTTTTGTAAACTTTTGCTGGCGCCTACGTCGGGGAAGTCCACCTCCGCCGCCCCCTTAATTGTAAATTTTTTGTGAACTAGCAAATTAGTATATGGCATACTGAAGATCTGTATATTAATTTACTGTATATTATATTAGAAAAGTTTATATTCAAAACAGATCGTTTTCAGTTATTTCTGATAGCTTGAAATTAAAGCTGAATGAAAACAGATCGTTTTCAGAGACGTCGGCTTGTCCGACGAATAGTAAGCTAATCTATACTTTAATATACAGCTTTGTGAAAGCAGATTTTTAGTAAAATTTCAAATTGCCGCAATATATATTATTATAAATATATTATTATATAGCTTTATATATAAAGCTTTATATTATATATTATAATAATATATATTATTAACGCGCGCGAGCAGATTATTTTTAGGAGATTTTTAAAATGGATCAAAATAAGTCAAAATGGACTATTATCAAATGTCCACATTGTGGATATAATTATACACCTGCTGAAATAATGATGCCTGATGATTTTGCAGGTAGACCGGAAAGTATTGTAAGAGATGCTTTAGGAAAGATACTTTATCATGAGTATCCGGAAGATCATGAACCTGGAATGTTACAGACTTTTATTTGTGATGGTTGTGAAAAGTCATTTATAGTAGAGCCGATTATTACATACAAGACAAAGAAGGAAGCAGAGGAACTTGACTTCTCTGATCCTTATGTTTCACTTTTGAATGATTAATATTGTAGAACTAAAGCCACCAAGAAAGATTTCTGGAATCAGTTCATTTGGAGTTACGTTTCAGTATAATCCTGCGATAGTGGACATGATGAAAACTCTTCCTGCCTTCTACTATCATAAAAAGGATTATTTATGGGAAGTACCAGCAGACTGTCTTACTGAGCTTCTTGATAAGCTTACTTTTTTCGATGAGATTACTTTGCAGCTTCAACCTGATAAAGAAGAAACGGAAACAGATCGTTTTCACCTTACAGAAGATGAGGTTCTTAGTTTTAAGTTTAAACCTTTTCAGCATCAGATTGAAGGAGTTAATTTCGGACTTAATCCCGATAGACCTAAATGGCTGCTTCTCGATTCTATGGGTCTCGGCAAGACGAATGAGATCATTATGTATGCGGAGATTCTTAAGAAGAGAGGGCTGATAGATCATTGTATGATCATTTGCGGAGTCGATTCCTTAAGACAGAACTGGAAGCGCGAGATCCAGAAGTTTTCAAATGAGTCTTGTATGGTCCTAGGAGAAAAGATTTCAAAACGAGGCAAAGTCAGTTATGAGCCTATTAGAAAGAGAGCGGAAATTCTTAAGAATCCAATTCAGGAGTTTTTCGTTATCGTTAATGCTGCGACCCTAAGGTCAGATGATATTATTGAAGCTTTTAAGAAAAGCTCTAATAAGTTTGGACTTATTGCAGTAGATGAAGTCCATAAGTTCGCGACTAAGACCTCGGCTCAAGGCGGAAACCTTCTTAAGCTTGGCGCAGACTTTAAGGTAGCAGCAACCGGAACTCCTCTACTTAATAGCCCTATCTCTTGCTACATGCCTCTGGCTTGGACTGAGAATGACAAGGCGACTCTTACTACCTTCAAGTCACAGTACTGCGAGTATGGTGGTTTCGGAGATAAGCAAGTTGTTGGATACAAGAATCTTGAAACTCTGAGAGAAGAACTCGTGACATGTTCGATTCGCAGAACCCTGGAAGAAGTAAGATCAGACATGCCTGAGAAGACTATTACTTACGAGACTGTAGAGATGAGTGATGAGCATCGTAAGTTCTACGAAGCTATCAAGGAAGGTGTCAAGGAAGAAGCCGACCGAGTCGAACTTAAAGCCGGTAATCTTCTTGCTCTCACAACCCGGCTTCGCCAAGCTACTGCCTGTCCCTCGATCCTGACAACTCAAGACATACTCTCTAGTAAGATGGAAAGAATGGTTGAAGTAGCGAAAGAACTTATTGAGGCAGGAGAGAAAGTTGTTATTCTTTGCACCTTTAAAGAGCCGGCTTATAAATTTGCAGAACTACTTGCAGAGTATAATCCTACAGTTAATACCGGAGATCAAGATGAATCTTTGGTGAGCAGGAATATAGATCGTTTTCAGTCGGATCCAAATGAGAAACTCTTGATAGGAACTCATGGTAAGGTTGGTACCGGGTGGACTCTCAACTCAGCTGCTTACATGCTCTGCGAAGATTCTCCCTGGACTTGGGCTGCGCTTTCTCAGAGTGCGGATAGAATTTGGAGAGTTACTAATACTCGTCCTGCTATCATTAAAGTTTTCGGCTGCGCAGAAACTATCGATGATCATGTTTGGGATATAGTTGAGACCAAGAAAGATCTTGGGGATTACTTAATAGACGGAAAAGAAAATGAACTCTCTGTTTCGCTGCAAAATGAAATGCGAAGAATTCTAAGAGAGTTGTAAGGAGGAAGACATGAAACCTATTCTTAAATACGCGGGAGGAAAGACTAATCTCTTACCGCAGCTTCTCCCGCTACTTGAGTCGGTGCTTTCGCCGGATGCTACATATTGGGAACCTTTTGTGGGTGGAGGTGCGGTAGCCTTTGCTCTTCAGCACCCTCGCACCGCAATAAATGATCTCAATGTAGAGTTAATGAATCTCTATAACGTTATTGCCGATGAACCTGAAGCACTTATTATTCAACTTCAACTTCATCAAGAAGAACATTGTAAAGAATATTACTATGAAGTTCGTGGGTGGGATCGTTCTCCTGACTTCTGGGATCTTTATCCAGATGTTATAGCCGGAAGAACCGTTTATCTTAACAAGACATGTTTTAACGGACTGTTTAGAGTTAACTCTAAAGGTTACTTTAATACTCCGATAGGAAGAACGACTTCCGGTAAGATTCCTGATATTGTTCAGGAAAAAGAGATCCGTGAACTCTCAGAGTTTCTTAAACATTGTGACAGACATACCGGGTATTACGATGAGTGGTTGCTTAATGCGGATATTCGACCTGGAGATGTAATCTTTATGGATCCGCCTTATGATCCCGGAGAAGAAATACATACTTCCGGATATACATCTTATCAGAAAGAGGGTTGGACTAGAGAAGATCTTATTCAACTTAAGTCAGTAGCCGACGTTATGGTAGAGAGGGGAGCTAATGTAATCCTTACCAATAACAGTACTGAGTTCGTAAGAGATCTGTTTAAGCATTGGTATCAGAAAGAAGTCCCGGTTAAACATTCAATTAATTGCAAAGGTGATAACCGTCAGGCTAAAGAAATTATTATTAGCTCGGTTCCGTTCCCATGTTAATCGGTATAGAAAATCTTGAGAAATACGGAGTCCCGATCGATACCTTTGAGTACCGCGGGTTTAAGGTTAATCTATATGAAGACCGAGAGGGACGCCAACTTGTAGCGATTTGGCAGAATCAACTCTTAGAGTTAGGTAGAGATAACACTGTGTATCAAGATGACCTTAAGATGGTTATTGATGATCATCTTGATACTATTTCTAGGTTTGAGGATTATCCAAATTTGTACGGTTCCAAATTAGAGTATTTTCAAAACGCAGGTTTTCGTGATGCGAAACTAAGTTATAGAGGAAGAATTTTAAAAATATATACAATAGGTAACAGTTGCAATGAAGAAACTTTAATCCAAGATGCACTGTTTTCACTTTTAAGATATAAAAATGAAGTTGCCCTGGATTGAATTTTAGGGCAATTTTTTATGGCTAAATTATACGATTGATTTTCGAAATTAAAACGAATTCAAAAAGTTAATTTTTAAGGAGAATAGAAATGGATAAGTTTGACCAGATGGTAGAAACCATTGAGGAAGCTGAAGACATGGTTGAGTGCAAAGAATGCTTTGACTTATTCCCTAAAGCAGAGTGCACTAAGATAGATCATGGCTATATCTGCCCCACTTGCGGTAGAGAACAGCAGCCACAGGATTTCAGTGATGTTTCCTTTACTGACATCACTACAGATCTTTATGACCAGGAATTTCCTGATGTAATGGATTATGATTCAGAGTTTAAGGCTCAGGTAGATGAAAGACGTCCTGATTATGATATTGATACTATGGTAGATATTCTTGTTAAGGACGAGTTTGATGCTATTGATTCTTATGAGCAGGCAGATGAAGTAATTCAGCACGCTGCTGGTGATGAGGAAATTAAGGATGATCTTCTTGATACTATTGAGCATATCAAGGAAGAAGAGGAAGAACATATTGATGAACTCAATAAAGCTGCTGGCAGAGTGGAAGAGAATCCTAAGGACAAGGATGAAGACAAGGACGATGATTCCGAAGAAGATTCTGATTCGAAAGATGAGGATGATGACAAGGATGAAGATGAGGATAAGGACGAAGATGAAGTTAAAGAAGCTCTAACTGAAGCAGACAATTCGAAGGCAGGTCTCGGTAGTATAAATGCTGGATTTAAGTGGCTAGCTTCTCAGGTTAATGATCTTAGAGATGAAGCTGCAAAGCCTTTGAAGAATTACGCAAATAACATTTTCCCAGATTATTTTAGATCTGAGGCGCAAGGTGTATTTAAGGATGGTCACTATACACCCGGAGCTAAGTATACTTATATTGCAACAGTAGCTTTGGCTGCTGATTCTGACAGAGCTACTATGCTGGGACTAAATGATGTTCTTAAGGCTCAAGTATCTGGATTCAATAAGGATACTGTAAAGTTGTTCTATGAGAAGGCAGCAAATGATTTTGTTTGCGATGCTACTGATAAAGCTTTTAAGTCTGTTAATCTTTCTGCAGAAATAGTACCAATGAAAAATTCTATTAAGGCTAATTATTCCGGACAGGCTATGGAAGCGATCTTTACCTTGACTGTAGAACTCTCTGATGATCTTGGTAAATGGTCAGCAGTCAAGTCTGAATCTCTAGATGATTCTGGTGCAGAAAACTTAGAGGAAAAAAAAGAAAAGCCTTTATTCAATAAGCTTTTTAAACCAGTAACTGAATCTTGTACCTGGGTTTGTAAAGTTAAGGATAAAGAAATCGGAACTGTTGAAGCAGCTACCGAGGAAGAAGCTATTGAAAAGATGCAGAAAGAGTACCCTGAGCATAACTATGGCGAATATGATGGTTGCTTTGAAGTTTGCCAGGAAGCTGTAGAAGATGAGGAAGATCATGAAACTCTTACTGAAGCCGGGTTTCTAACTAATTTATTTACAAAAGAAAATCAGAATTTAGATGCTTTTTTCAATAAAGGCTATACAGTAAAAGTAGGTAATAGTACTACTCAGGCGTTTAATAAATGGGCGGATACTGAAAAATTTGCTGCAGCAAAATCAAAAGCTAATCCTAAGGAACAAGTAACAGTTTCAAGTGTAGCTATCCCAGCTAAAGAACTGCAGGATGCAGGTTGGTCTACTCAGTTGGTTAATGAATTTGGTGGCAAAAATTTTGTAATCGCAACGTATCGCGGTGGCAAAGTAACCTTAGTAGATAAAGCTGCCGACTTGGCAAAGAGACTTAAAGCTGAAATAAAGTCTAATAAAATTATGAATAAGAACGGAGCGTCTTCCACTAGCTACGAAGACCAATATGGTAGAAATAGTATTACTGATGGATTTAAAGATAGTAAGGTTAAACCTACAGCAACTACTGTAACTAAGCTAGCTAATATTCTTTTTGCTAAATACTCTGCTTATCAAGGTATGGCACATCCAATGTCAGATGATGCAAAATCTTCTGGTTCTGATATCCAAATTGCCGAAGTAAAGGCATTAGGTGAATTTGATGATTTAGCAACAGCTTTGCAAACTGCGGCAGGAAAGTCTAGCCGAACTCCAGCAGAAGGTTCGGGAGATGCACCTATTGTAGAGATTTATGGATATTTTAAAGACTTTGAAGCTGACACTTTGAATTATCTTGAAAAATATGTAACTCGTTCTGAAATTGGTGCTTTAGAAGAAGCTAAGACAGAAGGTGGTCCTGTTCACCTATTTACTTACTCTATGGGTAAGGCTATCGCAGATAATGGCTGTGCTTCTATGGAAAAGTTTATTAAGTATGAGAATAATATTATAGAAGACCTTGCAGAGGCAGGCTATGATACTAGCGGTAAGCCAGGTGCTGATACTCCAAAGAAGAAAGATGCAGAGGATAATGACGATGATCTTGATCTTGAAGATGAAGCAGAAGATACTGAGGAGCCTACAGATCCTAAAGCTAAACTAAAAGCTATTCTTGGTGAAAAGAAAGATGCTTCCGGTTATACAGCAGATTCATATGCAAAATATGAAGCTCTTTATAATAAGATTATCGCATGGATTGACGGTCTCAAAAAACCAGAAGCTGTCACTGATGAAAAGATTGAGGGCTATAAGACTACTGCAGAAAGTAAACTTGTTGAAGATCCTGATGCAAAAGACGCTGATCTTGATTTAGATGATGATGAGGAAACTACTTCTGAAGAAGAGGCTGAGACAGATAAGAGCGAGGAACGTGGTTCTGCCGAGTTCAATAAGAAATATCATGGAGTTTCCGCTTCGAATGCTTCTATCCAAGCATTTAGAAAACTTATGATGCTTACAGGTATGAAAGTATACGATGCTATGGGTAATGAAGTAACTGCTGATATTAGCGGTGCTAAGAAGATTACTGCAGAAGCTCTGAATGATTTTGAAGTTGAAGTTAAGGGTGAGAGACAGCCTCTTGCAGCTTGGATTGCTAAGATGGTTAAAGTTGGAGCGCTTCATGAAGACTTCAATAGAATTTTTGAGAGTACCTTGACAGAAGCCGAGAAAACTCAAAAAACTTCAGAGAAAGATTATTTAAAGGATCAGGGTATTTCTGATAATGCGCTTTCAAGCTTTAAGAAACTTTTTGCATTAACCGACTTAAAAGTATACGATGCTTTTGATAAACCAGTTTCTGCAGATAAAGATGGAATGACCAAGATGTCTTCACTTACTCTTGTTGATTTCACTGTAGAATATAAAGGTAAGAAAGTTCCATTGATTAAGTTTGTAGCTAAGCTTGCAAAAGAGAAAATTCTTAAAGAAAGCTTATATGAGGAACTTTATGATAGCAGCGCAGAAACTGAAGTAGAGTGCGTCTGGTGCAACAACATGTTCCCAAAAAGTGAGTGTCGCAAAGAAGTAGATATGGGATGGCTTTGTGACAGATGTGAAAGAGCAATTAACTCAAGAGGCGAAACTCTTACTTTTGAACAATAATTAAAAAACTAAATTAAAAGTGTATAATATGTTGAAGGCCAGTGTAGCCCTAACATTGGTCTTCACGTATATATAATATATAAAATGAAGGAATTTGAGGAGAGGAACCAAGTTCTGGATTAATGAATTTAACTAATAGGATAGGAGAATTATGACATGAAATTTTATTCTGAAACACTTGACACTATGTTTGATGCTATTGACGATCTTCAGGAAGCAGAAAAGCGTGCAGCAGAAAAGGAAGCAGCAAAGAAGAAAGCTTCTGATGCTAAGAAAGCAGAAGCTAAGGTAGTTGAAGATGCTTTTAAATCTTTTAATGCTGCTAAGCGTACTTACAATGAAACTGTTTTAGAGCTTAAGAAGAAGTTTAATGCAGATCTTACTGCTCTTAAAAAAGCTCATGAACTCGATATGCAGAAAGCTAGCAAAATAAAAGAAGATGCTGAGCTAGCTTATCAGACTGCTCTTAATGAGTTTATTAAGAAACATCCGGAAGGCTATCATATGACTCTGAAGGATGGAGATCATGTAGTAACGCTTTCCAGTAATGTTGGAAAAGAAACTGAGGCTATTAATCAGCTTCTTGATCCTAAATCTTTTTGGGCAGATTGGATAAAACTTTTTATATAATTTTTAAAAATATTAAAAGGAATGTTGTATAATAAAATAGAGGTTAATTCCTCTTGCTTGTTTTTCATAGTTTGACACACTCGTTGTGTGTTCACATTCCTCCCTTTTGGCAGTGGCTTGTCTATTTCCTCCTAGAGAAGCTACTGCATTTTTTTATTTTCTGGTTATTTTGTCAGTTTACAAAATCCACTATTTATGTTATAATATATACATAAATGAAAACCTTGGAGGGTTACATAATGCTGCAGAAGAATGTAGAAAAAGAAGAACGTAAAAAGAATCGAAAGACTTGGATTGGTTTGTATACACGCAAAACACCAACAAAAAAGGAAAAGCTTAAACGTCTCGACCGTAAATATAATAAAAAGAAGGAAACTGAAAATGCTTAAGTTTAAAATTTATCAGATTAAAGACATTGCTAATACTGCTTATGCTTTTCGCGGCTACGATGCTGACAGGTTTAATCTTCCGGATTACGTGGAGGTTTATGCAGGAGAAGTTGACGAACAGCTTTTCCCGGTTGCGAAGTATCCTGAACTTTATGACCTTGCAGTTCTCGGTAAAGATGTTGCAGAGGCTTGCTTCAGAAAGTTTAACTATGATCGACCTGAAGACTTCAAGGGCCATTCCCTCTCTATGAGTGACCTTGTAGAAGTAAGCAACGAGACGAAGACAAGATTGTATTACTGCGATATGACTGGTTGGGTTCGCATTAAATAAATGGAGGAAACTATGAAAAAGGAAATTTTTGAAAAAATTCAAACGCGATTGGAAACGCGCATTACAAAGTGCGGCATCTATCTTGAGAGGGTGCAAACTACAGATGATCTTAAGAAGCTGACTATCGAGCAAGCTCAAGTGCTTCTGAGATTCTGTAGGGAAGAAGAGGCCGTAATGACTAAGTTCGTCCAATGTGATCTCTATCACCTTATCGGCATGGGAGGTCTTACCCCACCTCAGATGGCCAAGCTTACATATCTTACAAAAGACTGGCTTAAATACAGAAGCACTGTCAAGGCTATTGCAATGAACTTTGATAAGCTTTCGCAACTTCCCGGTCTTCCTGTTAGCGCAGTTTATAGACTTAGAGTTTGGGATGACATTACTGTAAGTGCTACCGGTGCTCTGGCAGCTAGCGAAATCGGAGTTCCTTATGCTGTTTCCGGAAACCTGATTCAAGTCTTGCCGGAAAGACTTAAAGAGTTCCTTGACTTTTGGTCTCTCAAAGCAAAGGTTAATTTCTCTGAGAATAATTTCCATCAGAAGTTGACTGCCGGTGTAGAGTATGGTGGAGTAAGATGGACTGTTGATAACCTTGGCAACTATGTTGGTGTTATCAAGCAGGATAACGTTCGTCAGCTGTTTGAGGGATGTGCTCAAGCTGCACAAGAAAATATCGGTAAATAATGAAATGTTTGGCTGTTTTGTCGATTGACAGGGCAGCCAATTTATGTTATAATATAAGTACTAAATACATAAGTGAGGTACCCTATTATGCGTATCAATGAAAAGCAAGCAAGATGTATTATAGCTATCTTCTTTACGATGTTAGCTTTGATATTTGTTTTAGCTATCACAACTATCATGGCATTCCTTGTAGAGCCGGAACCTGAGGTTATTTATGAAACTGAAACCCGGACTGTTATGAAGACAAGCTACGACGGTTATGAATATCTCGGAGAGTTTACTATTACATATTACTGCTCCTGCTCTAAGTGCTGTGGTACCTATGCGCAGAACCGTCCTAAGGTTAATGGTAAAGAGATTGTCTATACCTCTTCGATGGCTATCGCGCAAGAAGGGATTACTGTCGCAGTTGATCCTGCAAAGATACCTTACGGTACCACTATTTATATAGAAGGACTCGGATACAGAGTTGCTCAGGATTGTGGGGGTGCAATCAAAGGGAACCGGATTGACGTTTATATGGACAGCCATCAGGAAGCCTTGAATTGTGGACGTCATACAGCGAATGTTTATATTATGTCTGATATAAGTGCACAAGAAAATAATTAAACTTTGTGTGAAATGTCAGTTTACAAATCTCGCCAAATATGTTATAATATATATGTAAGTTAAAGATACGGAGGAAAAACACTATGGCTGAAAACAAGCATCCTATCAATCCTGAGTGGAAGGAATACTATATGATACTTGAAGGTATCAGACGTTCTGGTATTTGTAATATGTTTGGGGCTGCGGACCCGCTTAATCAGATTACCGGTTGCGGAAGCAAGAGAGCTCAAGAGATCCTGATAAGCTGGATTGAAAATTATGACGAGCTTAAAAATCTTTACTGGCCCAATTCTGCAAACAACAAGGAGGAATAAAAAATGATCGTTTACAAGAAGTGGCATACATACAATCGTTTCAGAGATCGTTACGATTACAAGGGAGTTTTCCTGTTCGGCTTTATTCCGTTGTATATTCAAAGAACCGATAAAATTTAAGGAGGAAAAGAAGATGTTCTATAAAACTGGTGTCGATATTTCCAGTCCCAAATCTATGTGGGAGTTCTTGCACAATCATTACCGGTACTACACAATGAATTCGTGGAACGGTCTGAGAACGATTGCTCATAACGTAAAGCTCTATAATCTCGGTCTCGACGGCGACTGGACAGTTGCTCTTCGTTTCCTTGAAGACGGAAGTGACTGTGGTGATCTTCAGTGGCAGATAAACTACAAGCTTTCTACTTTTGCTGAAACTCATCCCGGTTACAGAGTCTTCTTTAATGGAAGAAGCGGCGGCTACCTTATTCTCTGTAACGCAGATGATAATCGTACCGTTCTTCCCGACTGCGTAGATCAGTATGATACTTATGAAGACTTCAAAGCAGACTGTAAGGATTACGGAGAGTCAGTGAGTGACTACATTTATGAACTGAGACAAGTCACCGAAGTTGTAAGAGCTTTCGATAGACTCTGCGATGAGCTTCGTGATCTCGTAAATGAATATTCCAAAATGGATTACGAGGTTCAGGCTCTTGCCTACAACATTGATCGTTTCAATGAGGAGTATTCCTCTGACCTTGAACTTCTTGGGTTTAAGGAACTGGAAGTCAACGACGATGGTAAGGTGAATGTACAGGAAGTGCAGACTCTGAGCTGCCTTATGGAAACTCTGCTTCATTACTTTGCTTCTCTTCCTATGGAGATTGAAGTAGAAGACGGATTTCTTTACGTGGAGGATTAAAAATATGGAAATTCAAACTAAGAAGACGGCTATCAATGAAATCCCTTACATCTCTCTGGCTGCTTGCCCTATCTGTGGTGAGCATCCGGAGAAAGTAAAAGAAAGTCTTGAAGGTCCCAACGGAAGAGGCTACAGAGGGTGCTTTACCTATGAGTATAAGTGTGAGTGCTGCAAACTTCTCCGCGGCGGCGAAACGACTGACATTTATGTTTCTTCTGAGGAAGCTAATAACCTTGCTAAAGAACTTTGGAATGATAAGGTTGCTAGTACCAAACATTATCTGGACAAGCTCTATATACCGAAAGCTTTTCGCGAAAATGAGGTGATTTGATATGGTTTGCGAATATATTCTCAGCTGTAAGCTAGAGAAGAAACCAAATGAAATTGCATCCGATATTTATTGGTACACTGGAACTGATAAAGATGGAATTGCAAAGTTCGATACCCGGCGTGAAGAAGCAGAGAGGATCATTGGTTTGCAGAGAGCTATGCTTTTGCGTGAAACTCTTTTGAGCCGTGGACTTATTATGTCCTGTGTGATCGAATCTCCTGTTGGCTTGCCCTCTCGTTGCTGTCAATAAAGTGTACAAGCTAGCTAAAAAATTTGTAGAAATTTTGTTTATTTTGTCAGTTTACAAATCTCAACATTTATGTTATAATATAGATGTTAAGTAAATAACTGGGAGGATAATATGTTTACACCATTAACTATTGTAAAAAATAAAACAAAAGGTTGCTGGTCTATTTGTCTTTACCACAAAGATTCGAAGCGGAGATACTGGTTGGACGTCGGGTTGGATGAGCAGTACCACGAACTTGAGGTAGAATGGAATCAGTACATTTTCTGGAACAGTGATTCCGATGATCAAGAGCGTAAGGCTTTCCAAGAAGATTGCGATAACTTCGAAGCGGCTTGCGAAGCAGTTTACGCTATTTTGGAATCTGAGGGTGAAATCTTTCACGGTGAAGACGGAGACTGGTATCTTAAAGATGGAGGAGAAGGATGGACGACAAGAACTTGGGATGTGTAGACGAGCTCGAAGACTTTGATTTGAAACCGGCTGAATATCAGACCCGACTCAGAGTCTATGATGAAACTGGTGAAATCTTCGGTGTGCAGATTTGCGCGTGTCATGATAAGCCAGAGGAAGCTGTGGAGTTCGCTAAGCTCAAAGCAAAAGAGATGGCAGGTCTTATGGAAACCTGTGTGTACAACTGGGATGGACAAGTTATCTACGGTGCAGATGTCGTAGTAGAGACTGTCATTACCGTTGAAGGTTATTCTGAAGATGCAGGTAAAATCTTCAGAGATACTGTTTATAACAGAGGAAGAGAGGATATTAAGAAAGATGCGGAAGTCTAAGTACATTGGAATGAAATCCGGTGAATGGGTATGCGTTCACGCTGGTATTGCATCGGTGCAATCAGTATTTAAGAAATATGAGAGAGATGCCTTGGGCAGAAAGGTAAGAAGTAAAAGCCCGGGTAGCAAACAGTATTACTACATATTTGTGAGACTCACTCACGACGGCATCTGTGAGAAGATGGTAAGACTTAATGCAGCACAAGCTCTTGCAGTAAGAAAAGGTTTGATTACTGTGGAAGAGATCGCAGACAAAAAGAAGAGTAAGCATGATCCGGCGTTCAAAGAGAAGGTAAGCTATAGCTTTTTGCCGGGTTGTTAATCATCAGTGAAAAAGAAAGGACAAGTGATTACATAATGAATATTCTGGAGACTTTTAAGAAAGAGGCAGAGAAATTGTTTACCGAATTCGGAATTAAGTATTCCGATAAGAGTCCCGACGTTGCAGCTTGGATGTTTGACCATTATATCGAAGCTACTGAGAAAGGCGATGAGATTATGCGTGATAGATGCGCTGCCGGCCTTATGTGTAGATACTGGAGTGTCTTCACTACTAAGAACGTCGGAGTTCCTGTAGACTACGATACCAAAATCTCCTATGGTTGGGAGGGAATCAACTATGCTCTGAAATATAGAGTATGGCAGAAACCTGAAAGAGGAGTTAATGCAGACCAAGCTGCTAAGCAAGCAATACATACTATTTTCCTTCAGCACAACTATCTTGCTAACCTCGATAAGTCCAGAGCCAACAATTGCTGCGGTTCTATCGATGAGGAAATCAGTGACTTCTGTGGTGGAGAAGGAAAGACTACTATCGGCGACACTCTTGTAGACGAGGAAGATCTCAACGCCCGTCGTTTGACTGAAGATGCAAGAGTGGTCAGAAGTATGATTCAACTTTACATCGATCGAAAGAAGTTGGTTGAGGCTATCATTCTCGACACGATCGCGTTCAATGAGGTAGAGAAGGTTACCAAGAAGACCATAAAGGATAAGGATGCTGAAGGTAATCCCAGAAAGTATACCAAAACCTATCGCGAGTTCTGGCCTTTTAAGTGCGTGCAGATTCTGAGCCAGCTTCCCGAGGGTTATGCAAAGTATTTTGGGGAGAACTACAACTTTAATCCTGTAGAGTTTGATAAAGCTCTTGCGGCAGTACGAGCCGCTAATAACCAGAAGCTTTATCGAATGCTGAGAGGTACTCTCGCTGAAGCGAAGACCGAGTTTACATATTAAAAATAAAAATGCCTCATTTTCAAAAGTGAGGCATTTCTTCATTGTATATTATAATAGAATATTAAGTAGGAGGAATATATGCTTTTAGATATTATGAGTTCGTATAGAGAGTTGCCGGTTAATGTAAAGGCAATTCAGATCTTTGGGATTCCTTGCGCCACCTATTGGGCGGAGTTACTCAACATCTACCCGAGAGTAATCCAGAAGAAGATGGATGATCTGCAGCAAAGTGGAGGTTACTTCACAGTTGACAGGGAGTACGTGCAATCCCGGCTGTGTCTGAGTGTAGAGGAACAGCTCGCTTTCGATCTTGCTCTCAACCGAGTTGGAGTACTTAGAATCGATCCTAATGATTCTAATAAGATCTCTATCAACCTCGATGCGATGTTTGAAATCCTCGCGGAAGACGATGCAAAGGTTCTTAAGAAGATCAGAGATAAGGCAAAGACCAAAAAGACAGATGAAACTGCCGCAAAGAGATTGGGTAAGATTGCAACCTTTACCGGGTTCACCGCTACCCTGAGTCATACACCAGAAGTACAGGAAGCTTATAAGCTTTGGGTTGAAGCGATTATTGAAGGTAAGAAAGGAAACCTGACTAAGGGAGTTATCCAGATTTTCCACGACACTCTGTGTGAGTTCACGCAGGATCCGGCAACTCAGGTAAGGATTATCCGAGAAGCTGCAGCAGCCGGATACACTAACGTAAGTTGGGTTCTCCCCAAGAATAAACCTTCTTATTCTTATGCTTCAGGTACGCGTATCAATGCACCTCAAGCTCCTAAGACAAATGTTGGCGTTGATCTGAATTCCGGCTTCTAATAAAATATTTTCTAAATTATGCAAAATTTAGAAAAGACTATCGTATAATATAATGTGCGATGAGTTACGGATTTGGATGCGGGTTGTAATTCGTTAATCATTTTTATCACCTCCTTTCTTTTTTGGGAAGCATAGCTGTTCGGTGGCTATGCTTCTTTTTTTGTTAAAAATAGCTAAAAAATTTGTCAAACTTTGTCTATTTTGCCTATTTACAAATACCACTAAATATGTTATAATATATATGTAAGAACAAAGATTACCGAACAATCGACGTTCTAAAAAATATTTATAAAAAGAAAGAGGTACTAAAATGACTACTATCGAAACTATCGCAACCATTAACTCGGAAACCAAAGTCGAAATCAACTGCCACCACAAACTCTACGGTGAAGGTAAGATTACAAATCTGAGATTCGCAGAGAATCAGGACAAGCCCGAGCTTTTTATGACCTTTGAGTCTCCCGTTAAGAACGTTGTTCTGGCCTACACTATTGTAACCAGAATGAATCTTCTGACCTTTGATGAGACTGATACGGAAACTCTTCTGAATCTGATGGACGAGTACCTAACTAATTGGACTACATATGACGAAGAACGTAAGGCAGAACAAGTTGCAAAGAGAGAAGCTGAAATTGCTAAAAGAGAAGAAGCTAAGAAAGCAAAGGCTGATGAAAAGAAAGCAGAGGCTTTTGAAAAGAAGAAAGAAAAAGACATTAGAGATTTTGAAACTATGGTTCAGGCCAGCAATCCTTTGAGTCTCGCTTCTGAGTTTTATACTACTCTCGGTTGGTTAGCTAAGCATACCGGTACAGTAAGTGCCGCACTTCCTGATTACCTTGAGCCGACTTTCAGAAAGCATTTCGGGGATGCTCCCTGTCGGGTAGTTGATTCTCGAAAGAAAGGTCCAGCTGGTTGGACTTCTCAGTGGACAAGCTCTTTCGCTGTTTCTTTGAAGAAGCCTGAAAGTATCCCAGCCTTACTGGAACAGTATCTTAATCCTGCTCGTAAAGCTTTGACTAACTCTGAATTTGTTTTAGACCTTGTAGATAACTACGGGTTCAAATTCGGTAAAGCTCAAGACCTTGAAGCAATTCGAAGCTGCGTACCTTCTACATATCATAACGACTTTGAACTTGGTCTCGCAATGTAATTACATATTTGAAATGGCCTGATTTAACGATTGGGCCATTTCTACCAGAAAACTAATTAAAGTTCGTGCACTTTGTCAGTTTACAAAATCCGACAAATATGTTATAATATAGATGTAAAGAAAACAGACTGTTAAGGAGGAACAGCAACAATGATTGTAGTACTCGTAAAGAACGGAAAGCGTAAGGCTGCATTCTATAATCCCAAAGGAGAGGGTTATATCGAAATAGATTATGACTCTCCTCTTGCTCTGCCCTATAAAGCTAAGCTCGCAGTTTAAGGAGGAAGCTATGAAAAGAATTGTGATGATTAAATACGGATTTGAGCGCTGGCCAGAAGAAGACTTCTCTGACGATGGAAATCACTTCCAGTGTTGGAGAGCAGGTAAGGCAGTGAGAGTGTCTAAGCTTATCTCTGATGGTCGAGCTTATCTCAGCATCTCTTCTGACTGCGGAAGAGGCACCCTTCCTTATGAAACTTATTCCAAGCTTCCCCATTACCACGATGCAGAGTGGAGATGGAACGGAGTTCCGGCAGCCGGACTCACGGATAAGGATTTGCAGGACTTCTACACTGCTTGTGTGGAGTATGAGAAAGAATACCTTGCAGCTGAAGCAGCTCTCGTGTATCCGACTCTTGAGGAAATCAAAGCTCAGGCACAGAAGGTTTATGCTATCAGATACACGGAGTTGAATAAGGTAGGTCAGCTGTTCGCAGCTTCCGGTATTGAAGCTGCTGCTAAGCTTTCTAAATGGGAATGGACTCGACTTCAGGAGCACGTAACTTATCTTCTTCAGGAAGCTGGTCAGTATAATCCGGATACTTTCCCGCAGACTATCGTTGGCACCGCAAGAAGCTTCGACTTCGTAAAGCCGGATAACAACAAACTTAAGCCCGGCTATTGGTTCAAAAACATTGTAGAGATGTTTGAAAAGGTAGCCTTGGACTAATATATCAAAATAGACGGAAAATGGCATAAAAATTTGTCAAATTTCGTCTATTTTGTCAATTTACAACTAATGAATAATATGATATAATATAGATGTAAACAACAGAGCAACACCGAACACATAGCTCTGAAATAAAAAGAAAGCGAGAGTAAATACTTATGGACCTTACGAAAGTTGACGGCTGCTACTGTAAAGAGTTAAGACAGAACTGCCCTATGATCAAGTTTATGTTGGAAGAACCTCTTGTAACTGTTGAAGAGATGAAGTTTAACGTACAAGCAATCGTTGCGGTTGCTCGTATCAACGCAACAGCAAAGAAGCGTTTCCTTACAAACCTTGAAACTTGTACCACAAAAGAAGAGATTGACAAGCTGTGCTACAACAGCGTGATGGCGGGTAAATGGTACAAGCCTGAAAATAAACCGGTAATGGCTTAAGGAGGAAAAGAAATATGAGACCTTTGACTAGACACTGGCGAGATGATTTGATTCGCCCTAATCCCAGAGCAACCACTAACAAGATTCTTGAGATGGTCGATGAGGGCTTGGTTAATGCAAGAGACGTTCTTCTTATGGCTCTCAAGTGGATGAGTGAAGATGATGTCGAAGCTATGGCAAAAGCTAATGAACTTCTTGAGGAGGACCTGAGATGAGTGTAAGCAGCAGAGTACTTACTGGTCTTACCCTCCAGTTTAAGGGAAAGCTTACCTGCGCAGACTGGAGAAAGATCCACACTATGGAAGAGAAGTATCCGGAGCTTGATGAGTACAGTTACTTGATTAAGGACAGAGAGGGAAAGCTTCTTCTTATCAGCGATGGAATGAACGGAGGCTTCTGCCGGCTTATCAAGGTGGACAAGTACGTTGACGGAAAGTCTCTCGGCGAAGCTAATGAGTTTGTTGAACTCAATATGCCTGAGGGAGTTCTTAATCAGGAACTCATCTCCAGAATGTCCGAACTCTACAAAGAGTTTACTGGAGAGTACCCGAAGAATACCGATTTCAAATATGCTATGTGGTCTCAGACCTACTAAGGAGGATTTATGAAGGTAACCAAATATATTATCAAGATGAAGCTGCCTACCAGACCTGATCTGGATTACTTCTATTGTGGAAAAGGAAAGTCCGATGCTCAAGTCTTTGAGCTCAAGAAATCGAAGGCAATGAGATATGATACTATGGAAGATGCGAGCGGAGTTGCTTTCATTCTTCAGGCTTGTCACAATGCTTCTGGCCAGTCTTATACTGTCGAAACCGTTCGTCAACGTGCATAAAAAATTTGTTAATCTTTGGTAGTTTTGTCAGTTTACAAAAGCGACGAAATATGATATAATATAAATGTAAACGAAACTTGGAGGATTACAAAAGATGAGAAACATTACTTATAAGTACAACCTTGGCGATGTAATTCGCTTTAAGTCTAAGTTCCACGAGTCTGCTTCCTGTGGTCTCGCAGAACTTGCAGGTACTCAGGGAGTAGTAGAGGAAAGAAGAGACTACAATGGTCCTTGTTATAAGCTTGCAGGTATGGATCAGTTCTTCACAGAAAAATGCTTCGATGGCTCTGTGGCTTCCAAATTCTTCACACAGCGAGACGAAGCCGTAGGGGCTGATACTTTCCAGGGCCCTGAGACAAATGGCGATACAGGAGATTCTGGTGAGCTTGAGGTACTTCCTCTTGAAGAAGCGAAGTGGTACAGAATTTCTTTTTCTGCTAAGCTTACCCCTGATGACCTCAGAGCAATGAAGAAGTGTTTCTTCGACGCTATGAATGAGAGTATGGAAATCTACGACCTTGAGGGTCTTGAGATCAAGGAGGCTTGAGATGGTAGTACACAACGAATACCTTGGTTGGCAGATCGAATGGCCTGAGAATATGTCGAATACTCTCATTAAAGTATATGAGGACGATGTACTTTGGGACAAGCTTCGCGAGTTCATTCAGGAGAAGTATCCCAATGTCGATACCTTCCATACCGACTGCGTAACCTTCTTGTATGCTTTCTCTGATATGGCAGAAGCTCGTATCTTTGAAAGAGAGATGAAGAAGAGAATCTGTCATTGGATTGAAGCTTATACTTAAGGAGGGAGCGGAAATGTTTAAGTTTGAAAAAGGAGATCACGTATCCTTTGTCTACGGTTCCATCTTCAGTCCTAATCCTGACGGTGCTTACCAAGCTGTTGTAAATGGTGGTAAGGTTATTGCGAGAAAGGGTTGCGGCAGCAGTGGAGGCCCTGAATATCGTGTGGCTGGTTTCTCTGGCTGGTGGGCTGAAGAAAACCTTGTGCTCGTGTCCAGAGGTCCCAAAAACTCTCCCAGTTGCGATGAAGCTGCAGGCCCTACCAAGTACCAGCCCGGAGAGCCCAAACGCGATACGGAAGATTCTGGAGCTTCTGAGGACAGAGCAAAGTGTCGAGAGTTGTATCTCAAAGCACTGAAAAAGACTTATGGCAAAGTGCCTTTTGAATCAGAGACAGTTGAGGTTGGTAGTCTTCTTGACTTTACGGAAGCTATTCTTAAAGCAACTAAGGAGGTTTGAGATGAAGACGAAAGGAAATTGGGTAATAAAGACTTCGGCTGGTGGTTACTGGTGTGGTAATGCCAGCTTCGATCCCCAGCTTAGGAAGGCTCAGGTTTATCACTGGAAAGAAAAAGCTGAGGAGCAGATAGAGGTAATCAAGAAAAGAAAGTATATCTCTGCTGACATCGAATTCGAAGTTGTAGCAATTTCAGAACCGAAGGAACTCAAGGATACTGAAGCAGAATGGATTGAGGATTATGACGTAGTTCTCGGTGTAGTCTTTGTTTGCTCTAACTGCAAAGCAGCAGCTCTCAATAACTACCGCGGACTTTCTGTAGATTCTCGCTTCTGCCCTCATTGCGGAAAGTATATGACTAATCATAAGATGGAGGATGATGAATAATGTATAAAGCTTTGGATGTAAGAGAAATAGTAGAAGTCCGCTCAGGAAGCGTAAGCAGTGGTCAGTACAGTGGCGGAACTGGTTCTATGTCTATTAACAATAAACGAGAGATTGTGGTTATTGCCGAGGACGAGGAATACCACGAAAGAAAACGCTTTCATTTCTATGAGGGCTCCAAAGAAATGTTCCTAGGAGAAATGCGGTATTACGGTTATGCAGGAGCTTTCGATCTTCTTGTTCCTGGAGATAAGTTTGAAGTTAAGGAAACTTCTACTTGGCCGACAGTTTTAATAGTGGAGGACTAAAATGAAAGCTGAAGAACTTCACAAGTTGGAAGTAGCTGCGGTTAATAAGTTCGCAGATAAGATCCGGAATTACCTGTTCGAGCGGATAGAAGAATGTGATAATATGACTGCTGAAGATCCTGTTTGGATAAATCGACTTAGGTGGTCAAGCGAAGCCACCATTATATTTTTGAATGAATGTTTGTCTGAATTCACAGATGAGACAACGGAGGAAGTAAAGTAATGGAATACAAACCTTGGTTGATAGGCTTTCAAAAAGCTGGAGGTAAGGAATATCAGATTACCGTAATGGCAGAGTCTGGACCTCAGGCAGTAAGGATCGCTTCTAATAAACTTTCCAGTAAACTTGGAGAGGGAGACTTTTATATCATTGGAGAAAAGGAGAACTGATATGATTAAAAAGATCTGGGTTGTAAGCTGGGCAAGAGCCCTCGGAGGAGATGAAACTCCCGTGGATGCTTATGCCGGAACTGAGGGAGCTTATACCGAGTTCGGCGATGCTCTCAAGGCTCTGACCAAATGTAGGGACGAGCTGATTTCCGGGATCTATGAAGGCGTCGAGGATCCTGAAGATAAGGACCAGCTTGAGATTCAGGTTTACGGTTCTGAGCACGAGGAATATTATGAGATCGATTACACAGCACCCGACGATACTCTTATTGAGTATTACATAGGATTGCAGGAGGTTAATCTTTACGGCCTCGCTGAAAATGAATCTTTGTAAGATTTAACCAAAAAATTTGTCAAAGTTTGTCTATTTTGTCAGTTTACAAATCCTTCGTTATGTGGTATAATATAAATGTAATCAAGCAACACAAAACGGAGGAATGACAAATGAACTACTATCTTGACCTTGAAATCCTTGCTGACCGCTGGGAAGAACAACAGAGAGTACTCGAAGAGATGAACGAAGGAGGTTACGAGAATGCCTAAGATTAAAAATTATACAAAGGTTACACCTAAAAATTTGCGTTACCTCTTCAATAGTCCGAGAGGAAATCTCTATATGAGATACTCCAAGAAGAAGGGTACATACGAAGTGGTTGAGGGTTTTGACTATGAAGAACTTCATCAAGCTCTTACCTCAAATAAGATTGAGCTTGTTTGGATTGAAGGCCCTGTAAGAAAGTATATAGATAAAAGTATATAGATATTTGAGAGGTAATAAATATGGATGCATATCAGGCCGCTGAAGTGGCATATAAGAATGGATACGAAAAGGGTTACGAAAAGGGTAAGGAAGAGTTTGCTGATAAGCTCGCTTCTATTATCCTGCAGAAGAAAGAAGCTACTACTAAAGCACGCGAAACTTATTCTAAAGATGATGAGGGTGGCTTTGCTTACTGGCTTGGTAGAGGTACTACCTATGCTGAGGTGCTTACTCTTATCCTTGAGCTGCGTGAAGGAATAGGGGAGGATAAAGATGTATAACAAATTTGAAGATCCTACTATGGTAAGTAAATGGATGTCAGAAGATTTCGATAAGCTTGGAGATACTTATAAACTTCTCGGTGTAGATCTAGCTAATCCTAAGACTTATACTCTGGAGCTTACACAAGAGGAACTTGACTTTATACAGGAGAGATGTTCCCGTAAAGCACAGAGACTTGAAGAAGCTAATCTTAGGGATATTCCCTGCTACCGCCTTTCGTGGCAAGTTATGTCTAAGATCTCTAAAGTAAGATCTGCTGCTGAGGAGTGTCCTAACTTTGTACCTAAGGAGGATACGACAAATGCGCATAAAGAACGTACTTAAAAGTTTCGGTATGGGGCTAATTTATTTAGTTAATAGCTATACCATCTATAAAATATTTTTTGCCATGCTAGATGCTTTTTCTAGTATGACAGCCTGTACAGGAGCATTGGCAGTATTCTTTTTTCTATCAGGTTTAACCTTTGCTTTGCTCTGCGTATTGCTTATTTGTTTTAGTGGCTTCATAGCCTTAGTAGGTTTGGAGCCTTCTTGTGTACAAGATAGATCGGAGGATAAGAAATGAAGTACGCTCTTAGATGCTTGTGGTTAGGTCTTGTGGAAATGGCTGCTTGCTTTCTTGCTCTTATGTTTCTCAGTGTGACTGTCGATGCCTTCCTGGCTTTCCTTGGTGCAACAGGTTGGGTTGCTCTGGGACTCTTTGTATCCGGGCTTTTGTGTGGCTTTATGTTTCTCTTTATTGTAGTTGTTATGGGGGCAGCAATAGTTGTACCTAAAGATGAAGCTAAAGAGTTTAAAGAAAGGTTGGATAATGTAGATGATTAACTATAAATTCCCTTGTTATCCTGGAGATGAGGTATGGTACCTTTCTTCTGTAGGAGACAGATACTGGTGCAGACAAGATAAGGTAGAGATGGTCGGCTTTACTACTAGAAGCGTTCAGATCCGGCTGAGGGGTCATAAGTCTTTTGGTAAGACCTATACCTGGGGTAAGACTGTATTTAAGACGGAGCATGAAGCTCTGCAGATGATCGCTAAACTTTGCGGTACCTTGGAGGAAGAATGAAACCTGAATGTTATCATGCTGTGTGTATGTACTCAGCAGACGGTTGTTGTAAGTGCTCTTATGATATGGATTGTTATGAGCACTGGCTTAAGTATATGACGAAAACAAAGGAGGAGACTAATGTACAATCTTGATTCTATAAGTGCTACGACTGGCTACGCAGAAGGCTACAGAGCAGGCAAGCAATACACTCTCCTAGAGTTACAGTCTAAGTTCCATGAGGTAGCTCTCAATTCCAGGGCTAATGATGATGAGTCTAGGTATGAGAACCTTGTGCTTATGCTAAGTGAAGTAGATCGAATAATAAATAAAATGTTGGAGGGTTTATGATTAAATCTACGCCTGAACTTGTAGTAGAGGCGAGAGATTGCCTCGAAGAAATTATAGAATATGTAGCTGCAGAAACCGCGGACATAAGTCTGCTTACTTGGCTTAAAGACTTAGAGGCTAAGCTTCTTATTATAGATAACAGACTTACGAGTCCGGTAAAGCAGCAATCTGATTTCGAAACTGTAAAGTCTTATATTAAGGCAGGAAAGCTTCCGCCTCTTGATTCTGCAAAGACCGGGATTCAATATATTAACTCAAATAAATAATTTATATAAGCTCGGTTTAAACGCTGGGCTTTCTTTTTCTGCTAAATTATATGACTATTGAAAAGGAGAATTATATGATTAACTTAGATTCTAATTTTAATAAAGTATATGAAGAGCTTGACGTTATAAATGAAGAGGTCCTCAAGACTTGGAGAGTTAGCTATTATGAGGATGGGGTAAAGAAGAGCTTTACTGTACAAGCAGGATCTAAAGTAGAAGCTGAACGGATAGGTTGGTCTAAGGTAGACGCTGATTCTTTATATGTAAGTGAAGTAGTTAATGAAGCTGCAGATATTAATGCTAGCAGAAACTTTTGGGACTTGGCTAGAGATAAAAAGATTTCTACTTACTGGTTCCATCGTGCATTTGACGAGGAGTTAAATGAACTTGGATTAGTGGATATTTTTAATGAAGATGGTATGCTTAAAAATCAGGGAGTATGGGGTAGGATTAAACCAGTCAAAGAAGCTAATCCTGATTCTTGGGCAATCAAGGCTTTAAATAAAATGTGGTGGCTCCAGTTTAAAGAGGGAGTTACTAAGTCAGTGGAGCAAGCCAGACAGGAAAAAGAAGCTACAGACAGAGCAGAGAGAGAGGCGGCTCGTGCTGCTAAGGAAGAGCAAGACCGTATTGCTAGGGAGGCTAAGTATGCCGCAGCTAAAGAAGCTTGGGAAGTCTTAAATGAAAAGCTGCCTTCTATACAAACTTTAGTTGCTAATATTTCTGAGGAGTTTGCGAGAGAAAAGAAAGCCATTCTTATACCAGATCTAGAAACTGCAGTAAAACTTAAGACAGAAATAAAAGCAGCCACTAAGGGTATTATTAGCTTTTATGATTCAACTGAATGGTATTTAGCCAGATTAAACTCAAGTGATACAGCAATTAAAATGTCAGCTACTCTTGAGGAACTTGATACACGTTGGCCTAACCCACGAATTTTTGTTAAGGTTTCAGAGTTCTTTGGAGAGACTCCAGGGTTTAGAGCAGGGGCTAAAGAAGCAGAGGATTATACTAGCTTTACAGTAGAGAATATAGATGAAGAAACTATTAAGTCTGAATTATTTGCTATGCTAAATGATATCTGGGAGATTGTTAATATTAGACATAATTCCTTGCCTAAGATACAAAAGCAGTATGATGAAGTTATGACTAAGACTAATGCTGCAAAAGCAGCTCAAGCAGCAGTAGATGCAGGTAAGCCAGTAGATCCTAATTTTATTTCTAAAATTCTTACTCGATTTGAAGAGGGGAGAAAAGCTGCACAAAAGCAGTATGATTTTTATTCTGATACTACAGATGGTAGTGCAGGTGCTGCTTATGCCATGGAGGCTTCTAATACCGTTATTGACATTGGAACCTATTTAATAAATTGCAACTGGCGTGCTATTGTTAATGGTAAAGAGATTGCAGCTTGGAGAAAGACTAAGAGCTTAGATAATCTTGAAGATGAGTTAATAAAAGTTTTTAAAGCTTTCTGTCCTGAGCTAATGATTGAAGTTATTAAATAAAGAATTAAGCTATAAAAGCTTATGATAGTAATTTTATCATAAGCTTTATTTTTATATCTTTATGTATTGTATTATATAATAAGAATAAGACAATAATTAAGGAGGGCTTTATATGACATATACTTTTCTTGCAGTATATACTGAGCTTCAGAAAGAAGAAGATACTTTAAGACTTGCACAGGACCTTGTGCTTGAAGAATGGAGATCACATCTTGAGCATAAGAAGATTCCTTATATTGCGGATGCGAAGATAAGCTTTAAGACTTATAGCTTTCAGAAGTATCCTTATCAGGAGCTTTTGAAGAATTGGGTGTGGAAGCATTTTACTAATAGCTTTGGAGACCTCTGTTTCAAAGGTGATGTTTATACAGATGTGGACGAACTTATCTGGGAGCTTGGTGTAGATCACAAGCTTATAGAACTTACTATAGAAGTATAAGGAGAAAACAAAATGCATCAATACGTAATTAAATGTCAGCCCATTGAAAAACCTGAAGCTTTTTATTATGCAGGACTTGTGGATGAGAAGCAGATTCTTTGGTCACCTTCTGCAACCAAAGCTTGTCCTTTTAATACTAGAGCAGATGCAAAGCAGATAGGTCAAGAGCTATGGCTTTGTAGAAAGATTGTAAGTTATCAGATTGAGCTTATAAATAATGATGAGCCTGTTATGCCGAAGCTTAGTTATGAAGAGATGCTTAAGCTTGGAGAAGATGTAAAGATTCCTGAAGATAGGGAACTTCTTGATATGGCTATTAAAGAGTTGGATAAGGTAATTGATTACCTTTATACAGAGACTTCTGAGAGACAGGCCTTCTGGGATCTTCTCAATGTAATTACTAAGCTTAAGACTTTGCAGTTTAATATGAAGGAGAAGAAGTAATATGAATCCGGATAAAGGACTTTGGGTAATTAAGTATTCTAATGGCCAATACAGCTGTGGTCTTAAGCATTTTAGTTCTCAGCTTAGAGAAGCACAAATCTATGTAAGTAAGAAGAGAGCTGAGGAACAGGCCCTGCATTATATCAAGGGTAGGGATTGTTATACCGGAAAAATGATTGCTCCTACTGAGGAGTTTAAGATCGTGCCTATTATGATTAAGGAGCTGGAAGAAACATGTTAGGTATAGATGTTATTATTTATAACTGTGTGCTACTTGTTGTAGTTTTTATTTTTGGATACCTTTTTGGTAAAAATAGTTAATGGAGGTTTGTGTAATATGGAAAAAGAAACTTTAGATAAAGCAAATGAGCTTGAAGCACAGATTGGCTATTATGATAAGATAGATTTTATCTGTACATTCCCCTATCAGAGATTTAAGCTCTTTATGAAAAAAGCTTATATTTGTAAGTCAGATGAAAGCCTTAACATTGCAATTAAAGATGAAGAGCTTGCAAAGCTTATCACTGATTACTGTGATAAGAAGAGAGCAGAGCTTAAGGCGGAATTAGAGGCCCTATGATTTGGACAATAAAAGATAAAGAGAAAACTATAAAAACTTGCTTTGCTTTGTTTCCTAAAAGAATAGGAGATTTCAGACTCTGGCTTCATAAGTATTATAAGACGTGGGACTTTGTAGGAAATAGTATTTATTCTGGCTATGCTCCTCACTGGTTTGTATATAAAGAAGCAGCAGAAGAATACGTAAGAAAGAAGATGCTAGGAATATGAGTTATGAGAGATATACATATAATCCGAATAATATAGAGTTTTGTAATCCTTGCTACTTGTGCAAACATCCAGATGAAAAACCTAAAAGAAATAAATATAAATGCAGTGTTGATGAGTGTGATTACCTAAAGTGCTATGAGAAGTTAGCGGAGCTTGAGGATAAGATAGAGAAAGCAACTGAGATAAAGATTTATTACCCAGGTCCTTATGAAACTAAATGGGCTATTATAGAATACTGGGCAAGACAAGGAAAGCCGCTTAAGGTAACGAGTTATTATAACTATGGTGAGGAGCTTAAAACTGGTGAGTGCTTAAAGTGCTGGCATTGGATGCCTTCTACTAACTTTGATATTTTAGAAGATGACTTTAGCACAGAGGAAGAAGCTAAAGCAAGATTGAAAGAACTAAGGAGACTTAGAAAATGAAAGATAAGCTTATGAGTGTAAATGGAAAGCGGGTAGTTGTTATAAGCTCTAATGATAACTTGGCAACAGTTATGAGCTTTCCTAAGAATGAGAATATGGTACAGGCTTTTATGGAAACAGTAATGGTTGGTCAGCTTGAGCCTTACAAGTGTCCTCACACAGAAGAGACTGACCCTACTAGAATTTATTGTAATGCTGGAATCTGTGAGTATCCTATAGATAGTGGCTCAGCTAGTAAAGCTATGTTCGCATGTGATCAATGTCTACTAAAGTCTTTGGAGGCCGAAGATTAATATGACCAAGCAAGAACAATTTATTAATCAGATTAAAGATATAAAGAACTACTGGCTCAGGCAGAGCACTAGAACAACAGAAGAGATTGTAGATGGCGTTTTATTTTCTCTATTGGTAATGATAGACGGAGATAGCGGCATGAACGATTTTCATGCTTTACAAATCATTGATACTAAAGATGGTCAGCAAATTGACTGTGGCTATTTTCATGAGTTCTATCATGATTAAGTAGGGGGTTATAAAAAATGACTAATTGGATAAGCGTAGATGAAAGACTCCCGGAGATAGATCCTGATAAGAAGGGTAGATATAAAAATGGTAAAGTATCTATCAGAGTGCTCTGTGCTTGTAAACAGTACAGCGGAAAGAAGATGGTAAAAGAAGGTTATTGTGAGTGGGGTGACTGGGGCTATTCGTGGAGAATCCCAGGTAGTATAGATAGGGTAACTCATTGGGCCTACTTACCAGAACCGCCGGAGCATTAATAGAAACGGTAATAATAGAAAAGGAAAGGAAAGGCAATACCCCTTCAATCCGAGTAAGATGAGCATACTAATATGTATTGAGAAGGACTAAGATATGACTGAATTTATTACTTTTGAATCTAAATACGATCATTGGCCAAATGGTCAGAAAGATTTATTTCATGCTTCTTATTATTTAAATAAATGGTTAGAAGAATATCCGCAATATGAGATTGTAAAGTGGCAAGCTGTTCCTATGGGCCAGGCACCTAGAGAGACTGGTTATCTTATGGCAATAGTAGTGGAGTATAAGATTAAAGAAGTTCCTTATAACTCCGCACTTAATGATTATGATTAATATATAAATTTTTATATAGGGCTTAGTTTTTACGACTAAGCCTATTGTATTATATAATAGTAAATATTTGCGGAGGTTATATATGTCTTGTAAGGCAAGTGATAAACTCAGAGTAAAAGAACTGAGAGAGGAAGTATGTAGGTTAGGGCGCAATCCTAAAGACTATAGATATGATCTTGATGCGCGTAGACCTTATCGTATTGACGGCGACAAGGTCTATATATTAATTAACGATAAAAAATCTGGCTTAGAGATGCAGGTAGATAAAGCAGATTTTTATGAAAAGTTTTTAGCAGAGAAACATTGGACACGCTTAAATTCAAATTCCACAAAAGACTATCCGCATGTTAATGTGCATAATGCAAAAGGCATCTTAGTAAACTTACTTGCTGTGAGACTTATTCTTGGGGATACTACAGGATATAAGGTAACCTATCTTGATGGAAATCATTATAACCTGAGTCGAAGTAACTTAAAGCTTATACCAGCAACAAGCAAAGAAACTTCTGACCCTAAGAAAGTAAAGGCAGAATCTTCTGAAGAGCTGCCTGCGGTGGTTGAGTTTTCACTCCCTTCATTTCCTACAGAAAAGCAGTTAAAAGGTTTTTTGAAAGGCTGGCCAATGAAGGATGCAAGAGGGGTTTGGGAGCAAGTAAGAATAATGCCTGTTGGGGATTTTCAGAAGTTGCTTCCCATACTGGCTAGTCCTTTAGAGCTCGCTTGTAAAGTAGGTAGGCCCTCACAGCTTGAGACTGTTGCTAGACACATTTTGTTTGATATGTCTGAGAAGCAGCGTCGTGTTGCCTATGGAGTGGTTGAGCAGCGTTATAAAAAACTTTTACGTAAAAGTGTACCTAATTAAGGTAAGGAGAAAGAAAATGATTACAGCAAAAGAAGCTAAGCAGTTGACAGACAATAGACTTAATCAGCTTGCTAAGGAATATGTACTTAACGATGCTCAAACTATCATTCGTAAGGCCATAGATCTTGGTAGATATAGCGCAGTGCTTGATCTTGTAAATACTAAAATGGATCTTCCTAATGTTGAGGTAGTAGGGCCAGAGATAGTAAAACTTTTAGAAACTCAGGGTTTTGAAGCAGAGTTTTATATATCTGATGGATATAGATATGAGGCACAAGTTACTGTTAAGTGGGGAGAGAAGTAATGAAGCCTACTATAGACCTTTTAGCTGAAGTAATTGATGATATGGGTGAGACTCTGGCATATGCCGTACTTAGTCCTAAAGTAGAGGAGGAGCTTCTTAAGGCTTTAGCTAAGCTCAAACTTGTGCACAGTCGTTTAGCAAATCCTGTAACTCAGCAAGAAACTAAGAGGTATATCCCGGATAATCCCTTTAAGAGAAGTGATCCTGAGATTGCTTCTAAAGTAAGCGAATTGATTTTTAATTCGGATAAGCCTTATCGTTAAGGAGGATAAATAGCTTATGGCTAAATGTTATGTACTAAAAAAAGATGTTTCTATTACTTTTACCCCGGATGAAATTTTTGACTTGATTATCTGCTGTGAGGGAGATAAGTCTTATTGTAAGAATGCTATGGATCAGTATCCTAAAGGTAGTTTAGGTTATCTCGAATATAAAAAGCTCTATGATAAAGCTGAAGAACTGCAGCAAAAGATTATTGATATTCGTAATGCTAATGGTGTGTTGGAGGAAGTTTAAATATGAAAGTATATGTTGTGACTGATGGGACTTATTCTGATTATGGTATAGAGAGAATCTTTTCTAATCTGCCCGCAGCAGAGGAATATAGAAAGTGGCGTAGGATCCGAAATGAGATTGAAGAGTATGAAATCTATGATGAAGCTTTTACTCCAAGTGATGGTAAACCATATATGTTTGTACGTATCCAAGGAACTGTCTATCCAGAAGCTGTAGTGGATATTAGATTTGAATACTATCCTGAGGTAAAGAAGGAAGAGACTGTTCATAAATGTGCGGGTCTTACTAAACATCCTAATAATATTTTTACAATTTATAAGTACGGTTTTGTACCGGCAGAGCTTTGGGATGAAGAAAAGTATAAAGCTAAGTATACTAAGATTCTTTATGACCTTGCTGGTATGGCAAAAGCAATGTGGTATATTGACGGCCTTGACCCAGAACTAATTTGCACTACTATTAGAAATAAAAATGAGGAGTTTGATTAATGAAAAGCAATAATAGTATTCACGTAATGGAATTAGATCCTAATAAGGTTTATAGTATTGTAGCTGAAGTTGGGGATATGACAAAGTCGGAAGTAATAGATTATCTCACAAAAATAAAGTCTATTTGTGAAGAGCGAGATATTAAGGCTATCTACACAGCTGCGAGCTATGGAGTCCCTACGCTTACAATAAATGAAATTTTACCGGCGGTAAAAGAATGGCCTAAAGGAGAGTAATTATGAGTATTTTTGAAGCAATAAAAAATATGACTAAGGAAGAGCTGGCTGAGTGGCTCTATGCTAATTGTGAGTATATCTCTGCAGAGTACGGTTCTTGCTCCGGAGCAGATGATAGTTCTGGTATTCTTAGACTTCTTGATTCTGCAGCAGAGGGAGATTGGTAATGGCTGATAGAATAGACCAAGATATTTTTAAACCTATTCCTATGGCCGTATGGCAGGGGTACACAAAGCTTGGAGTTATTTATCCAAAGGGCTGGGTATACAACGGTGAAATTTTAACTGAAGAACTTGCTGTACCTGCTAAACCTAAATATACTAAAAAGCTACTTAAACATCTGAAGAATAGAGGAACTTGATTATGGTTACAGAATTTGAGTACTATAAAGATACTTATATTTATGACGATCAGAGTGGTTGGATTGAAAAACTACTTTACGGAGGTAAGTTAACAGAAAAGATTTGCCCTATTTTTCATGAAGCACCCACTGAAATGACATTGGATCATATTTCTCTTACTGATAGTGAAAAGGTATATATTCTTAGAGCTATCCTTCATGGTTATATTTATGGAGTGGGCAAGGGTGAGAGACTTAAAGCAACAGAGCTGAGAAGAGCTCTTGGCATAGATTAAGGAGGCACATGAGTAAAGATTTATATTTTCTTGCTGGTATGTTATTTCAGAATATAAGTTATCGTGTACATAAGACAGACTTAGAAACTATGTCAGATTCTTTTACAATAAAGGCAGACATTCCAGAGAGGTTTTTTGACTTTAAGCACTGGGATTTTTTTAGTGATGTTAGCACCTATACTTCTAAAATAGGCCTTAAAAGTGCTGCGGTGAAGAGGCTTACTGATCTAGTAGTTTCAAATTTAATCATAGAATTTAAAGACTATGATATAACTTATGAACATCTCACTTATGGTCTCGCTTATGGAAAACTATTCAGTTCTGCGGGCTTTACTTTTAGGTTTACAAAAAAGCTTCCAGTAAAAGAAGTGACATTCAAAGATATTGAAGCTAAGTTTGGATGCAAGATAAAGATAGTAGGGGATAAATAAGGACTAAAATTAAAGTAAATGAAATTATTTCTTACGTTTAGTTTCTGAAAGACTAATTGTAATAGATTATCTGACAAGCATTTGTAAATTAAAAAAATGCTAAATTATACGATAGTTTATTTATTATTTGGAGGTAGTATAATATTATGAAATATACAAACAATACTAACTTACAGCATAGCCTTCGTGCGCAACTTACTTTTCCAATGACTTGTAAACATAAGTTTTATGGCATTGGAAAAGTAGTGGATGTTAAGGTTTCTGGTTCTGCTTGTGATTTAATTTTGGAGTGTCAGTTTAATAATTCTAGGCTTGGTTTACTGTATTCAAAGTTAGACAATGCAACATTACAGCTTCCTCAATCACAACGTAGATTATTTGATAAATTACTTGATACTATTGACGAAGATTATCCAGTTATTGTATCTAAATCTAGGAATACAACAGGGTCTTCCTTTAAAAATTCACCGAGTTCTGAAGAAATAGTGATCAAAGCAGTATCCGCTGATGATGGTGATAACAAGGAGGAAGCTGTTGACTCTGTAAAATCTTCTCGCAAAGCAAAATCTAGAAAAACTCAAGATCAAGACCTTTTGAGTGTCGAATCTTTTGAGGCGCAGGATACTTTACAGACCGTAGTATCTACTATGGATACTACTTGCTGCAATATTGAAGAGACTAACGAAGTTTTAGCTGAACAGACTACTAGCGATGATTTTAGGGATAAAATTATTGAAGAGCCTACTTCAGAGGTTACTGTCTCAGAGGAGCCTAGCATTGAAGCTGATTAATTTTTTAAATAATTCTGCAGAGACTACAGAAGATCGTGAAAGGTTATTTAAACTACTAACTGAGAATGCTTTAGCCGATAAACATACTTCTTGGGAATATATTAAAAATCCCATTGAGTGGGGTTTAATAAGAAAAACTAAAGCTAGTTTATATAAGGTTATTGAACTTTATGAACGAGTCTATGAAAGAGTTTATAAAGAGTACTGTAAGCAAGTGCGAAAAAATAATTTTGATTTTTCAATAATAGTAGCTTTGAAGCACTACCAACGTTGTAAGAAGTTTTATGAACAGGAATTAGATACTGTTATAGATATGTTAGATGAGTACAGTGCTTATGTTTGGAAAGGTCATTTTTTATCTCAGTTTATTTATGGGCAAAACCGAGAGTCTTGGCATTTGTGGGATCATAGACAGGAGAATTTTAATGGAAACTGAACTTTCATTAACTAATCTTTTTACATTATGGGCTGAGCAAGTTAATCCGCCAATAATAGAACTTTTAGATATTAATAATAGACCAGTTGGTGCTTTGTACTTAAACAAGTTTAGAGAAAAAGGCAAAATAGTAGTTAGTGAAACTAATAATCAAGAGAGATATTATTTATATTGCGACGGTGTGGGTATATACTTCTCTTTCTTTAAAAAGCTTTATTTATCATCAGAAATGGAAGAGTAAACATTGTATATTATATCAGGGAAAATATTAAAAAGTCCCTGATATATTTTTATTAAAAATTAAAGTTAAGCCTATAAAGGCTTATTTAATTTGCTAAAATAATTACAGACTTAAATATTGAAAGGAGCTAAATCTATGGTAGTATTATATTCTAATCATTGTCCTTTATGTAATAGATTAAAGGAAGTTTTAGATAACACTAAGGTAGATTATAAAGAAGTAAATGATATTGATATCATGGATTCTTTAGGTATTGATAGAACTCCTCAGCTTGGAGTTGATGTTAATACAGATAATGGTGTAACGCACATTTTGCTTAAGTATGCGAAAGCGCTTAAGTGGCTAGAAGACCCAGCACGTAGAACAGAGTTAGAACAGGAGTGTTTGACAAATGGCTAAGGTTAACTATGAAAAGTACAGAAAATATGTAGATTTTATCGAAGAGTACAGTGGTGCAGGAAATGCAGCAACAAAAAGTAAATTCGATTCAAATGCAAATATTGAGAATAAGAATGTAGCAACCTTAGCTTCTGAGATGCACAAAGGTGAGGAGATTGGTTATAATCGCCTCAGAATGATGGATATGCTGACAGAACTTTATGGTATAGAATATGCTCAGAAGTATATTGATCAGCTTGATTCACATATTATTTATAGACATGACGAAACGCATCCTTTGTTTCCTTATTGTGTATCAGTAACTCTTTATCCATTTATCTGTCATGGATTAAAGAGTATTGGTGGGCCATCAGCCGCACCTAAACACCTTAATTCTTTTGCTGGTAATTTTGTAAATTTAGTATTTGCTATTTCAGCACAATTTGCTGGCGCGGTAGCGACACCTGAATATCTTTCGTACCTTGATTATTATATTCGTAAAGAATACGGGGACGACTATTACTTGCATTTGGATGACCCGACTAATATTAGAAGTACAAGATCAAAAACAATTCGTAAAGAAATTATTGATATTTTTGAGCAAGTTGCTCATTCTTTAAATGAACCAGCTGCTGCTCGTAATTATCAATCAGTTTTTTGGAATATAGCTTATTTTGACAAACCTTATTTTGATGCTTTGTTTGAGGACTTTGTATTTCCAGATGGTACTGAGATGCAGTGGGAGAGTGTTTCATGTCTTCAGAAATTACATATGAAGTGGTTCAATAAAGAGCGAACAAGAACATACCTCACTTTTCCTGTTGAGACCGTTAATCTTGTGTATAATCCAAAAACTAAGGAATATTTAGACAAGGATTGGTATGATTTTACTGCAGAAATGTGGGCTAAAGGACATAGCTTTTTCTGTTATACTTCTGATACTGTAGATTCTTTGAGTTCTTGTTGCCGTTTAAAGAACGGTATCACAGAAAATACTTTTAGCTATACTCTTGGTGCAGGCGGTATTGCAACTGGATCGAAAGCAGTTGTTACTATGAATATTAATCGTATTGTGCAAGACGCAGTACGTGAAGGTAAGGATATTAGCGAGGCTATTCGCGAGCAAGCAAGACTTAATTATAAATATCTTATTGCTTTTAATGAAATTCTCAAGAGAGAGTTTGAGAATAATATGCTACCTATTTATAATGCGGGTTATATTTCTTTAGATAAGCAATATCTTACTCAAGGTATTAATGGTTTAGTAGAGGCAGCTGAATTTCTTGGTATTGAAATTTCTCCGAATGAAGAGTATTATAAGTTTTGTCAGAGTATTCTTGAGCCGATTATGGAAGAGAATAAAAAAGCAAGAACAGCAGATCTTATGTTTAATACTGAATATGTACCGGCAGAAAATCTTGGTGTAAAGAATGCTGCTTGGGATAAGAAGCAGGGATATGAGTCTCCGCGAGCTTGTTATAATTCTTATTTCTTTAAGCCAGATGATAGTACTCTTTCTATCATTGACAAAATGGAGATGCATGGAGACCAGATTATTAAGTATCTTGATGGCGGTTCGGCATGTCATATTAATTTAGAGGAGCATCTTACCAAAGAGCAGTATAAGAAGCTTCTTACTATAGCAGCTACACTGGGCTGTAGTTATTTTACTTTTAATATTCCTAATACGATATGTGACTCTTGTGGTCATATTTCTAAACATTATACTAAGACTTGCCCAAAGTGTGGCGGTAATAATATAGACTGGATTACCAGGATTATTGGCTATGCAAAGCGTATTTCAAAGTTTTCTGAGCCTAGACAGGTAGAAGAAAGGTCTAGACATTATGGCGGCTATGCTGAAGTCGATTAAATATTATACTAAGCAAGTATGCTTTCAAGAGATCCCAGATGAGATTTCTTATACCTATTTTATATCAGGGTGTCCAAATAGATGCCCTGATTGCCATTCTAAACATTTATGGGAGGACGTAGGTACCTTTGTTACTGAAACCTTAGCTCAAGATTTAAGTACTCAGGGAAAACTATGTACTTGTGTATTATTTATGGGCGGAGATGATAAGGATCATATAGAAAGTCTTAAACTCTGCTTAGATTTGTGTAAAAAAGCTGGTTATAAAACAGCTCTGTATACTGGGTTAGATTTAGATAGTGTAGCTAAAGATTTACTTTTATTATTAAATTATATTAAGGTTGGACCGTATATTAAAGAACTTGGTGGCTTGTCATCACCTATAACGAATCAGAGACTTTATAAGCTTAATAAGCTTGGAGATGTTATAGAAGATCTTACACCATTATTTAGGAGAACATTAGATGAAAATTATGACTAATACTGATAAAGAACTTGTGGCAGATATTAGAGCAAGACTTAAAGAAAATGATGGCTACTGTCCTTGTAGGTTAAAAAAGACAGAAGATACTAAGTGTATTTGTAAAGAATTTCTTGAACAGGATTCTGAAGGCCCTTGTCATTGTGGATTATATGTGAAAGTTGAGAAATAAACTATGGAAAATAATGTTATTTGGGAAGAGCTTAATAAAATACCTGAACCATTAACAGATTATGATAATGATACAGACCTCGATCTAGAGACTCTTATGAGTATGGATTGGCAGCTTTGTGGTTCTGAGACCTCTAAGTTCAGTGGTACTTGGGCAGATAATTATACCGAACCAACAGGCAAATATGCTAAGAAGGTATTTAATGATGGCTTTGTTGAATTTTATGAGTTAGCATAATAATAAGGACCTTGATAAATTCAAGGTCCTTATTTTAATCGGTAGATGTTTGAGTGTATTTTTCATATACCCAACGGTCTATATTCTCATAGGAGATGAAAAATTGCTTTTTTGTAACGCCAATATCCTCCGGGTCTGAGAATTCAGTTAGCTCATTGTAATCCCAGTTGGAGATTTTTTTCGGTATATAATTAGCAATTTTTGGATGTGTTGTAAATTCATCTGCCCAGCTATAATAACGATACCAATGATTATCTTGTGAGGTACAGTTTGAATTATAGCTGTCTGCAAAAGATATTTCACAAAATATAAGCTCTGCTTGCTCCATTTGTTTTAGAGTAATATCTTTATTATTAAAATCTTTCAAGATAAAACTTTGATCACATTTATAAATTTCATTTGTAGCACAATCTATAAAGAAACACGAAATAAAGTCTGGATTGTATTTTAGACTTTCTTTTACCTTTGAAATACCAGTTATTTCTTCTAGTTGCTTATAAGGCAATCTAGCTGCTTGTACTCTTTCTTCTATAATTTTTCTTAGGATATCTGGTGTCATTTTACCTACATTGTCATTAGAAATATGTAGTTTTCCAACTCCTGGAATATTTAATGTGTTATAAGTCTCTTCTCCTTCAATCTCAAGATCTCCAAGCTCTTCTTCTATACTATTTTTATAGTCTTCTAGCTGAATAAATATTTCTGGGTCAACCATATTTAAAGCTTTATCTAGCGCGTCTGATAGCTTATCGAAAGCTACATCTGCTGCTTCACGTTCAGCTTGTTCTTTTGCTAATTTTGCATTCTCTGCGGCTTTCTTAGCTTCTTCGGCTTTACGGATTCTGTCTTCTTCCTCTTGTTTTTTAAGCTTTTGTGCTTCTTGCGCTTGATTAACAAGGTCGTTAGCTTTTATGTTGCTAATGGTTTTAGATTGTCGGTCTAATAGTTGTTGGTTATTTAACCATCTACCACCTATTTTAGCTCCGCCACCTTTTTTACCACCATGTACTATTCCCCAAAGTTCTATAAGTGCTTGATAGGCTTCTGACTGGGCTTCAGGAGATCCTTTTTGTATAGTTATTATATTACCCCAAGTACTTGCAGGTCCAAGTTCACCATTAACTTCAAAACAAGTTAGTAAATTTAAGATAGCTAAATCTGCATCATAGGCTTTATGGAAGTTTTCATAATCGATAATATATTTTCCAGCATAATGTGATTGAGACATTGTTATGCCATTGCGAGAAATCGCCCAAGTATGATCTCTTTTTTGTGCATATTCAAAAGCTGCGGCTTTTCTTTCAGCAGGCGTCAGCCCAGCATAGGGTGATTTATAGCTACCATTATAAGCTTCTGCTAGCATATCTAAGTTTTCAAATAAATTTAAAATACTCATTGTTTAGCTCCATTAAAAAGTGAGATTCTAAATAATTTAGCAAATTGCTTATAAGCCTGCTTTAAATTTTTTTATAAAATATAGTATAATATAAAGTAATAATAAAGTAAATAGGAGAAACTTTTAGGAAAATCAGTTTTTCTAATTGGAAATATTAAGATGAAACAAAAAGAAGAGCTATTTAAAGAGAGAATTTTATATGAATCTTTAATTTATATTATGGAAACCCAGCAACAGATTTTAAACAGAGTTTTGGAGCTGGGCTCTGGTAAACCAATTACTATTTATGATACCACCACTGCTGATTATTTGCTTACTCAGTGTGGGGCTATTAAAGATTATCTTTTATGGCAAGAACAAGACTTACGTGAAAAGGCGGCTCACGGAGATGGCAACTAATAGAAAAGCAATACCAAAGGCGGCTAGGGAGGAAGTTTTTAGAAAATATGACGGACATTGTGCCTATTGTGGTAAAGTACTGACAACTAAAGACTTTCAAGTAGATCATCTTGTACCAGTTCAAAGAGAAAAATGGGGGAAAGCTACCGAGCAAGAAGTAGAAAATTTTAAGAATTTTATGCCTTCTTGTCGTAGATGTAATCATTATAAAAGAGCTCATTCTTTAGAGACCTTTAGACGCTATATAGAAGAAATTCCGGAAAAGCTTCGTGAAGGTAATTACATATATAAAGTTGGGTTAGACTATGGTTTAGTAGAGGAACACCCAAGAGAAGTTGTATTCTATTTTGAGCAATGGGAATATGAGAATGATACGAGATCAATAGAATAAAGGAGATTATTTATGGCAGGATATAATGAAGATTTGCTTGCAGCAATGAAAGTCCAGACAGAATTCATCAAGAAGCAGGCATTATTTGAAGTAATTCAGATGGTAGCCGTTTGTGATAACTTTGATGATTTTAAAAAGGCAGCCTTAGGAAAAGCTATAGAGTTTATGCGTGAAATGGAAGCAGATGGAACATTGAAACCTGGATTTACAGACAAAGTTGTGGAGAATAGTAAAGTAAAAGGAGAACTTTAATGGCAGATCTTATATTTTACGTGGGAGCAATGGGTAGCTCAAAAACAGCTCATGCTCTAATGACTAAATTTCAATATACAGAACGAGGTAAACGAGTATGGCTTATTAAACCAGCTACCGATACAAGGGAACCATTTAAAACAGATAATGGAGTTTGTTGGGCGCTGGTTAAGTCAAGAATAGGTATTGAGGCTTGGGCCGAAGTAATTTACCCAGAAGATCATATTAATGCTCCTATTACTGCAAATACTATTATTTGTGACGAAGCACAGTTTTTAACTCCTGAGCAGGTAGATGAGCTAAAGATGATAGCCGATTCCAGAAATATAGAAGTTTTTTGTTATGGGTTGAAAACTGATTTTAAAACTCATTTATTTCCTGGGTCAAAACGATTACTTGAGCTCGCATCTAAAACTATTGAGCTTCCTGTTATTTGTGACTGTGGTAATAAAGCTGTAGTGAATGCTAGAATAATTAATAATTCTATTGTAGCAGAAGGCGAATTAATAGATATCGGTGGAGATGAAAAGTATAAAGCTTTTTGTTATGCTTGTTGGAAAAGAAAATTAGCAGGAGGTAGTATATGAGAAGCTGGAATCCAAGTATTATTGCTTCTATAATTTGTAGACTAGTTGGTATAGTTGCAGTTTTAGCTTTTGTGTATGCTATGGTTGTTTTCACTGGGAGTTTAGCTTGTCTGTGGTTATTATTTCTTTTATTTGCAGTTGAGCTTATACCAACTTATGAATTTAAAAAAGAATTCCCAAAGCAAAATACTGAAGAGAAAAAGGAGTAGAAATTATGCCAATTATAATTAATTTAGTCGGACCACCTGGAGCTGGAAAATCTACAGGAGCAGCTTATTTATTTTATACTTTAAAATCAATGGGAGTAAATGCAGAATTACTTACAGAGTATGCTAAAGATAAAACTTGGGAGCATAATCATACAGCATTATCCAATCAGTTGTATGTTCTTGGAAAACAATATTATAAAATTACTCGATGTGCAGATCAAGTAGATGTTATTGTCACCGATTCACCAATTTTGTTATCACTTCTTTATGGTAAGGATACCCCTTATAAGAAAGAATTAGATGCTCTTGTACATAGATTATGGGAATTAGATGATAATTTATTATATTATATTCAGCGCATAAAGCCTTATAATCCTGCTGGGAGAAATCAGACAGCAGAAGAGAGTGATGCTTTAGGAGAAGAGCTTAAGAATATTCTTCATGAAAACGGCTTTGAGTTTAATTCTTTTTATGGAAATGAGGCTGGATACAATGCTATTGCCTATGAGGTGTTAGAAAGACTAAAGGAGAAAACAGATAGCTGTAAAAATAATTAAGCCAGGTAGGACAGAATTTTGTGACTTTTGTTGTAATGTAGGAATATATAAAATAAATTTAAGTAAATAACAAAATCTACCTTCTGAGCTATTGTATATTATTATGTACGATAAAAACTTCAGGAGGTAATTTTTATGTATAGCCCTTTTGTTCATGAGATTCTTAATGAATGGAAAGCAGAGTCGAAGGTTACTCATTTGATGCTTTTTAAGCTTCGAGATCATGAGCTTACTATTTTTACAGACCGTCCAGGGCCTCTTATTGGTAGAGGCGGCTCACTTATTGCAAAATATGAAGAGAAGCTTAAAAATTTGCCTTTTGGTAAGGTACACGCAATTAAGATTATTGAGACTGATGGTATTTTTTAAGGAGTGTTTAGGCTATGGTGGAAAAGAATTATCGTAATATCGACAAGAATGCAATTTATTTTTGTCTGATGCAGCCCATTGAGACTTTTATGGGTCTGATTTCATTTACTAGCTCGGATACACCTTGGGAATGGTTTGAGTGTAAAGTAGATGAATCTAGATACAAAGTAGATGATAATTATAAGATTACTCTTAGAGCTTTGAACAACTGTGCTTATGAACATTATTATCAGGATGATTTTCTCAGTCTGATAAATCAAGGACTTATTGTAAAGAAGACTTCCGATAAGATGCATGTTGAGTATATAGATTTTTATGAGCCTATTCCCGGTACTATCGCTTATTTGCATCATGAAGGCTCTCATATTGTGGAGGCATAAATAAATGAAAAGACTTTTTGTGTTGTTTTTACTCTTAGTATTATTTTGTAGCTTAGTTTCTTGTAATAGTCCAGCTACATCGGGTAGTATTGCTTATTGTGTAGAAGCTATGGATAGTAGCTACGTAGATTTTGAGATAATCGAGTCTGATATCGGTGAAGGCTGGACAGTCTGTTATGATAAAAATACAAAAGTAATGTATGTTATACTTGATGCTTATCAGTCCACCGGTATGACACCTATTTTGAATGCAGACGGTACCCCTAAACTTTATGAAGGAGATTGATAAATGAAAGCAACTGGTATTGTTCGTAGAATTGATGATCTTGGTCGCGTTGTAGTTCCTAAGGAAATACGCCATACTCTTGGGATTAAGGAGGGCGACCCTTTGGAGCTTTATGTTGAAGGCGATGTAATTTGTTTTAAAAAGTACAGCACCCTTCCTGAAATTGCTCAGACTATTGAGACACTTGCTAATCAGGTTTCTGATCCTGATACTTTGAGGGATCTTGATGAGACTGATGCAGCAGCCATTAGAGCTTTGGCAAAAATTTTACAGAAGAACTTTAAGAAGCTATCTCAGGAGTCTTAAGATGAAGAAACCAATTCCTCCAGATAGCTTATTTATAGACCAAGCTAGGGTTGCCTTAGAAAAAGCAAGAGCAGAACTTCATCTTGCAATTTATTTAGGCGAATGTGGAAGTAACGCAGGTATCAGAAAAATCTGGTCTGAGAGGGCAGATTGGATTGCTCCTTTAATTTATCTTGCAGAAGCTCAAATAGTGAGAGAGGAATCTGAAAATGATAAAAGCTACTGATGTAAAGCTTAAGTCTTGTCCTTTTTGTAAAGGTGAGGTAGAACTTTGGAAATATAGTGAAGCTATTAAGTGTCGATTTATTTGCAAGAAGTGTAAAGTTGAGATAGAATTTCCTAGAGGTCTTGATTCTAAAGATTGTATAAAGAAATGGAATAGAAGAGCTACTCAGAAAGGCATTACAGTCTATGGCGGCAATGATATTTTATATCCAAAAGGTGCTTCTATCGTAGATATTTTAACTACTCCTTATGTAGAGGAAGAAATGCTGTCAGAGACAATTTGTATGGATGAGGGCTTTAATCAGTTTAAAACTGTAAAGTATAGACCCACTTGTGTACATGGTTGTACTGATTGTATTTGGGACCCGGCTTATATTTATGCTACTTATCCTAATTGGTACAAGAAGCTTTATGGAGAGGCTAAGCCAGAGGAGGTAGCTTGTGAGAATTGTAAGACAGGTGAGCGTTATGACGATGAAGACAAGTAAGGTTTATTTCTGGAGGTAATATAATTTGTATTGTCTAAGACTTGAAAAAAAGACTTTTAATCCTGCCAAAAATTATTTTGATGTAGAAGAAGTCATTATTAAAAGACCTTCAACTGATATAGAAAAAGAACTTTCTAATAAGATTGATAAATATTCTACGTGGGGTTTTATTACTATTTTTATTGGAATTATCTTAGCTATTGCTTGTGCTATTATTTTTGGTGTACTCGCGGAGACAGTTCATATAGTTTTTGGAGTAGCTGCTTTTGTTGGAGTATTGTTTTTCTTTATTGGTGGCATTGTATTTGCTCGCCAATATTTTTGGGAGCAGGAGCACAAATATAGCGAAGAGCTTTGTACTTATCATAAAGAACATGATGAAGAGCTTTGGGCAGAATATGAAGCCGAGATTAAAGCTTATAATGAGGAGCAGGATAAGATTGCAGAGGCGTGGAGAGATGAGCACCCTCTTGAGGAGAAGATTAGAGCTTGTATTAAAGATCCTAAGTCTAGCGTAGAAATTGCTGATCTGGCAAGATATTACGCTATTGAATATTTGAAGGAGGTTTCACGTGAAACTTTGGATTGATGATGTAAGACCTGCACCTGATGGATACATTTGGTGTCTGAGTGTTGATTCTGCTAAGAACATTATCCTTTATGCTGAAGCTATTAGAGCAAATAGTGTTGGGTGTAGAAGATTGATTGATCTTATCGATATGGATCACGATGCTGGAGAGTATAGTAATCAAGGGGGAGATTACATCAAGCTCCTTGATTGGCTTGAAGAGACTGAACGTAGTTATCCTATTAGGATTCATTCAGCTAACCCTGTAGGTGTTGCGAATATTAGACGGATTATTGAAAGAAATGGTTGGAAGGAGATAAGATAATGAAAATTAGACTTGTTAATTGGTTAAACTTAGTTGCAGCTTGTTTATGTTTTGTAGCTGCTGTTCTTGGCTTTTGTGCCGGACATCCTGTGAACATTGTAATAGCTTGTCTTAACATTGTTGCAGGTACATGGAATGCTTTTATTTTTTTGCATGCAGTTGCAGTTTGGTGGGAAAGGTCCCTAAAAGTAGCGGCAAAGTTTGTTTTTACCTGTCGCAACTGTGAACACCAGTTTATTCCTACTTTTTGGGCTTGGTTTTTTGTACCGCATATTGGCAGTAGACGATATTTAAAATGCGAGAAATGTGGAACACGATCTTTTATGAGAAGAAAATAAGGAGATATTATGAAGGTAAAAATTTGTTTAGACACTATGACAGATATTGCTAATTTTGTACTCGCAGTGCATTATGCCACAGGTAAGCATGATCAAGTATGGGTTACTGATGGCACGACTGGAGCCAAAATCAATGCAAAGTCTTTCCTTGGGTTAATTGCAACCCGTGATTTTAATGAAATTTGGTGTGAATCTGATAAGGATATTTATACCGCAATCCGTCATTTTGAGGCTGAGTAACTCAGCCTTTTTCTTTTTTTAGGCTAATTTAGCTTTTAGGCTATTGTATAATATTATAGGATTATTTTACGGAGGAGAACTATGGGAATCAGTCTTACAGCTAACTATAAAGGCGCCCCATCGTTAGATGGCAGTAGTTTTATGTTGTTTAAGATACGTAGTAGAATAGCAAAAGCTTGGGATGCAGAATTTGGAGAGCATTACGCTACGTTGATGGATGCTTTTCGTTTTAACGAACTTGAAGCTTTTGATAGACGTACTACAGAAATTCTAGAACAATCAAGATTTTCAAATGACGCAGATATAGCAGAGTTTATGTTTATGTCAGATTGTGAAGGCAAGGTAAATTATAAAACTTGTAAAAAGCTTGCAGATTTGTTAACGTCTTTAATTATAAACAAAACTGAGGATTTCGCTCAAATTAGCTTACGTTATCAGGCGTATAGCAAAAATGATTGGGAAGATTTATTGAAGTTATTGAGAGGTTGTTATTCTCATAGAGCAAATTTGATTTGGAGGTAAATTATGGAAGTTATTACTGATTTTAAGATTACCTGTGGTAAAGATATATCTGATGCGCTTTACCGTATAGATAAAGAATTTTATGTACCAGTTAAACGTTTTAAAGATGATCATGTTTTTGACGAAGACCGGAGTGTAAAGTGGAATCGTGAAGAGGTAATTCGTCAGAATGAAAAGCAGCGTGAGCTTCAGCGTCAAGCACGAGATATGTGTGCCAAAAGTCATGCAGCTCTACTAGAAGCTATTTATGAGTATATTATGACTGAGGCAACTTATGAGTATAGTTTCACTCGTGAAGAAGCTGCTGTAATTTGGGCACAAACTCAGAAACATCATGATCAAGAACCTTGGAATTGGGTAGATGACATGGCAGAATCTGCCGGAGAATTTTATAAGGTATACGAGAGGAATCAAAAATGA